TCCCTTGTGTTCTCTGTGGCACTTTAGGCATCGGCAGTCTTCGGCGTGGCCCGCTCTCATTACGCCCCCAGAATTGCACCATGGAACCTCTGTGTGGTGGTGGTTGTCACCGTCTGGCACAAGTTCCCTTGAGAATTGCGGACACGGCGACCCATCGCCCCCCTCAGTCGTAGCGGTGGGGGCTGCACCCAAGTCAAAGGCCAAGTCGCGCACGCCAGTGGTACGGTCTGTGCCTTGTGCGTACCATTTGCCACCGATGGACTCCATGGCCTTGCGCAACCTATCGTCAACCCCGGTGTCCAGTGGGCCATCATACGTGATTGCGATTTTCAGTTCACCCATTGTCACTCTCTCCTGTTCCCCCGCAGTCGGGGCATGGCGTAGGCTCACCATCGAAGTCGCTATCGGGCACGTACTTCTTCCCCCCGCACGTCTCACACCCCTCAGTCGTAGCGGTGGGGGCCTTGTTGCGTGGGCATAATGGAGACTCGTCATTGCTGCAATAGTCACATTCACACGAGAAGTTCTGTCTATCAGTCAGTTCAGCCATGTGTCACTCTCTCCTGTTGGGGTGGCGACCTCTCCACCAGCCAGCGTATAGTGCTGCCAATGGATATAATCAGCACGCATGTGATGGAAACTCCTACCATCGCGCCTTGCCAGAAAACCGGGTCAGCAAATAACTGTGTGTCCATGTTAGTCACTCTCTCCTGTTGGGGTGTAGAAATCCTCTGCCCTGCGTGTGCAATGGTTGGTGCTGAGCAGGCACGACCGCCCTGCGCGTTGTATACAGTCTTCGGGACACGCCCCCTCAGTCGTAGCGGTGGCACAGTCAGGGCATGGCACAACATCGGCAGAGTTGGTTTCGTGGGACACTTCCACTATTTCCCCATCACCCTTACAGGTATAGCACTCCCCCTCAGTCGTAGCGGTGGAGGTGGGGCAGTGAGAGCGGTGCAGAGCTGGCGGGTTCCCGCACTCATTACACGTAGCGGTGGGGGTGGCGGCCAGAAGTCGCCTTGCCGTGTTGCGCAGGCCAGCAAGTTGCTCTGACGCGGCGTACTCTGTTGTCGATACCTCGGAAACGAACTGTATGAATTCGCGCTGTGTCATCAGTTCAGCCATTGTCACTCTCTCCTGTTCCCCCGCAGTCGGGGCATGGCGTAGGCTCACCATCGAAGTCGCTATCGGGCACGTACTTCTTCCCGCCACATGTCTTGCACCCCTCAGTCGTAGCGGTGGGGGTGGGGCTTGTGGTAAGCAATACCAGATACCTAGCCTCCAACCATTCCGTATAATCATCGGTTTTCCAATTGGGTTTATGCCCAATGTCCTCTTCGCACTGGCGCAGAAATTTATCTCTATATGGTTCAGCCATTGCCATCCTCTCCCGTCTTGGGTGTGAAGTTATCAGTTGGCGGCTCACGTTTCATGCGAGTACACTGGCGGCAACTCCCACACAACAGGTGTGGCCCACCGAGTTCTGACCATCCACACCCCTCACACCCCTCAGTCGTAGCGGTGGGGGTGGCGGGAGAGAGCGGTACGAGAATCCCGTAGGTGATTGTCCCGTTGACTCCCGGCTTTGACGGGTGGGGGTCATGCACAGGCTCCCCGCACTTCCCAACAACACAGTGGTTGTGCCCGTGTGGGCCATCGTCTCCATGAATGACATGGTAGCCACGGAGTGGGAACTGGATTTCTGGGTTCTGCACAAAAGACATGTAGTAGTACCCGTATGGCTTAAGGGTCGCATTGGTTTCATCTACCCAATCATCATCACTGATTACATCGGGCATCTCCTCAACGGGCACCTCCAGCAAAGAGGCGATACACGCCTGGAGGCAATTCCCGTCAACCTTCCCGAGCTTCGTCTGCATTACTGGTCTCATGTGTCACTCTCTCCTGTTGGGGTGGCCGCCCCAGACACCCACACAGAGTTTCCTCTGTGCCCGTTCACATACCGCGCCCAGGATGAGTCGCGGAGGGTGCCTGAGACGGCGTTAAATATCATCCTCCCAGCCAGGCTCTGTTTCCCCGTACTTGGGGCTCGCGAATCTGGCGAATGACGACTGCCATTCCAGCGGCACAAACCCTATCGGCCCGTTGCGCTGCTTCGAAACAATTAATTCCCCTTTTCCCTTCAGCGACTCGTCTTCGCGGAAATAATATTCACCGCGGTACACGAATATCACCACATCGGCGTCCTGCTCAATGGCCCCGCTGTCACGCAGATCCGACAACTGCGGCCGCTTGTCTCCACCCCTCTGCTCAACCGCGCGCGACAACTGACTGAGTAATATCACAGGGATATCAAATTCCTTGGCAATCATTTTCATGCCCTTGCTGATGGCGCTCGTTTTCTCATTACCAGGCTTGCCCGGGCCGTCCATGAACTGCAGGTAATCGACAATCAGCAGCTTTATTCCCTCGGTGCGCATTAATTTGCTGCGGACTTGGGCGACCGTGAGGCTCGGAGTGTCGTCTATGCGCAGTGTCGCGCTTTCCATTGGCCCCGCGGCGATGGTCAGCTTGGGAAATTCTCTCTGTGGAAGCGTGCCGGCGCGTAGCTGCGACATCTCAACTCCGGCCTCCATGCACATCAGGCGTTCCATGAGCTGTGCTGTAGAGGTCTCAATGCTGCAAAAAAGCACGGAAGAATCTTTTGTAGCGGCTCCCAGCCCCACAGACAGGGCAAAGGAGGTCTTGCCCATTGAGGGCCGTCCTGCGAGGATTATGAGGTCAGAATTCATAAACCCTCCGATACGCGCGTCCAGACCAGCGAACCCTGTTTTAATTCCCTGAATGGAGCCTTCAGAATATCCCTTAACCCTCTCGAAGAACTCAGGGATGAGCTCCTTGACCAGCCGCGGTCGGTGATCGACATCCAGCGACACGACATTGGTGAATACGTCGTCCTGAGCGTCGGCCTCGAGGGTTTTTGTAGGAATCTCCATGTCGTAGGCCCGCTCGGCCATTTTATTGCCAACTGCTATCATTCGGCGCCGTGAAGAATATTGCTTGAGAATCTTGACCCATGGCAGCAGGTTGGGAGAAGAGGCCATATTCATCAATTCTGACAGATACGGGGTGCCACCACAGGTGTCGGCCAGACCGGATGCAAGCAGTGAGTCGTGGACAGTCTCAAGGTCGGGCTCATGGCCAGAATCCCACACCGAGGCCGTTGCTGACCAGATGCTTCGGTGGGCTGAGAGGTAGAAATCGCTCTCGTCCAGGCCCGCGTTGATAGCGTTGGCCACCGTTTTGCGGCCAGAAATGAGGCAGGAGCCCAGAACGGAGCGCTCGGTGTCAGGGGAGGATGGGGGGATGCGGTCGGTCATGGTTTTTCCAACTTCTCCGGCCCGGGTAGTGGGTTGGGTGCGTAGGAACTCGCCGCCTGTTGCTGTTCCCGCGGAAGCCAGACCTGATTATTTTTCATCGACAGGACATTGATGTAGGTTTTCGTCCAGTCAAGGGTAAGGGTCTGTGAGGACTTCCTCTTCTTCCAGCCAGCCTCCGTGCCCCAGTATTCAGTTGCCGCCTTTTCCATCGACAGGAGAATGTCGAGGCCCGGGTGAAATTTTCTGCGCTCTGCCATCCACACATCATTTGAGCGCAACATCGCGTACGCCGTATCGTGATTTACCTTGTAGGCAAGAAACGATCTTTTCCATAAAGGCTTTTCCTTCTTTACAGAAGCAGATACAGATACAGAAGCAGATACAGAGGAAGTAGCTACCGTAGCCCCTTTGGTAGCACCTACCGTAGTCTTTCCTGTAAGTTGTTCAATGACTTGCGAGAGTTCTTCTGTGAGAGAAAACCACTCTCGCTCTATGTTTGCCACGGCAAATCTTTCGTGGAGTTCTTTCTCTACAGACATCGGGGCCTTGTATGATCCGTAGAGAATAATGGCCGGATTTGCAACCCTTAGGTCGTTTACTCGACTCCACGGATTGAGCGAATACCCTATTTTAACGCGGTCTCCGGTGCCGGCAAAATACACATATCCATCCTTTGTCCTTCGCGTATCCACCGTTTCTCCGCGCATCTCACGGTATTTCTTGTAGTTAAGAACCGTCCACCCCCCAACCACTCTCTCTATCCTGCGCCCCTCGTTGTCGGGCGTGCGAGAGTCTGGATCTGGGGACTCAAGGCAGCTTATCGCGGCGTCGAACTCCTGCTCTGGCACGTTTGCCGCCCTCAGCATTCCGCTTCTGGATGTGGCGACAAACCCGTGCTGATCTGCTTTCGCGAGAAAGGCCACCCAGACCACCCTGGTTGCAAGAGACTCGGCCCAGATGCTGCTATCGAGGATGTTTGTGTCGAGCTTTGTGAAAGGCATTAATTTCCCAAAGTAGAGCCCGCCCCGTGTGCAAAATGGCCGGACAAGCACAGAATGCACACAGGCGAGGGGTTGATTCCCACGGGTAGCTGGTCACGTAGTAGTATCGAAGGCTTGTCCGACCATACCCTCAACTTACGACAAGGGGATTCGGAAGTCAACCTATTTCTGCCCTGTATTTCTCAGGGAGACTCTTTGTGGCCTCTATCCGAGCCTTCTTCATGACGTATTCCAAGTCGGCAAGTTCGCCGTGGGTGAACTTCAGCTCCTGACCATTGTGCTTGATGAGAATCCACACCGGATACCCAGACCCCCAAACGTCTACATCGAAGTTTCCGACTTTCATCCCTCCTCCTTCCACCCAAAAACGTCCTTGATAATTGACACAAGCAACCGTTCTGCACCATCATAGTTTGGCTCGGGTGGCAGCGCGGACCGCACATGTGCTTCCTTTGCCAGTCGGAACAGATCCTCGGCTTCTTTCTGCACTCGCTCGAGCGACCACTCACCCTTTTTGATGGCCTTGAGCTCTACGTTGTCCTCTCTGAACACGTGTAGTTGCCCCTCTTTCAGGTACTCAATGCCCATTCTGAGCAGCCGAATGAGGTGGGCGGCGTTCTTTGTGTCGTAGCCGAACCGGTCAACCAGGGCCTTGCGCTTCTGTCCCATGTAGCCTTGGTATGCGCCGTGTGTCATGCGGTGAAGCTGGCTGTGGGCATATCCTACGAAGCTGTGGTACGCCTTGAGCGACATGAACATCTCGCGGTTGTCGATGAGCAACTGGCCGTGCGGGGAGATGTGGATGTAGTCCTTGCGCTGTAACCACAGCAACCCCATGACGTTGGGGTTCTGCTTCAGGAGGAGGTGCACGAACTTCCGGAGTTCATAGATAACCGAGTCCCAGACGCCGCGCTTGCACTCTCTCTGCTCGAACTTTTTGAGCCCCAGATAGCACTCAACTGGCCCGAGGGCGCAGCCCATCATGTCCCGGTCGTCGATTGAATCGGCCCCGACGATCTGGGTGCCGTGTGAAATAGAGCCCACGTACCCCAAGAGGATGGTGTTGGGTGGCACGATATGGGCAGTGTCTTCTGGGGACATCCCAACAACCTTGATAGTCATTCCTCCTCCTTGTGATAAGCCGCGAGCATCTTCCCGCGGTACGGGTACAGTGGACAGTATTTATCCGTACAATCTCTCGGGTGGGCCTCCCCAAATCCGCAACAGGCAGTGCATTGCAGCTTAATGGCCTTCGCCCGCCCGTAGTTCTCGACATCAATCGTGCCGCCGTCCTTGGTCCTGATCCTGTGCACTTTCTTGCTGGATACGCTCATACGGCAACCCCGTTTCGCTGCAGAACATGCGAATCAGGATAACCAAAGAGAGGAGTGCGACAGCTATTGAGGCTACGAAGAAGGGGTCTTTGCTTGTATACCTCTCCACTACTGGCGCTCCTTTCCTCGAGTGTCTTGAGCAATTTCTTGTTGTACAGCACGCGCATGAGCACATTTCCGGCCTTCACGACCACCAGGATGACGGGCATATTGCGCAGGGCATGGACACGGCAGACTGCCTCGGCGAGGTCATAATGGCCAAAAACAGTTGTGTTCTCGTAGTGGTGACTGTCGGCGGTTACGCGGTGGATACACTTTGTCCACTCGCCGGCAACCTCGTATTTGACACCGGGGAAGCTCTCTCGGCGCCGCTCATTTTGGATGTAGACGAAGCAAATTACGGGGGAGTGTGATGGTTGGGGGGTTTTCATGCTATGCTCCCCCTTCCCAAAATGGGCAACGCTTGAACCCCATGAACTTCCACCCGTCTACATCAAATGACCCGGCATTACTGGCGGTGCACACGGTGCGGTCATCACTGCTCTTGGCCCGCTTGCACCGCTCTTTGGTCACAGGGCACACCTTGGCTATGGGGCGACGGTAGGTGTAGGAGGACTCGGCGTTGCAGCCAATGCGCTCCGCATTGCGCCAAGCCTTCTGCGAAGGGGAATAGAACTCGGTGCAATCAGTGATAGTCTCACCCTCCGGCACCAGCTCATACCCCTCGCCCGGGTCCACGATGGGCTTGATTTTGGAGGGGAAGGGGCAACGCTCGAATTTGCTCGTCCTTGAAAAGTAGAACTCAAACGTGGCGGAAACCCCACACGAACACGGCTCACGAATCTCTGTGGTGTTGACCCGCCCGCACTCTCTCTTCTCAATCGGACAAAAATGCTTGCTCATCAGTAGCTCCTCCGTCCCTTGATAATTGGGTATCTGACATCCGGGTCCCACATCCCCCGCGGCACCGGATTCACAGCCGGGGCCTTTCCGGTATTGTACCTGTGCTCGGGCCCAGTGGTTCTCCTGTGGACGGGCATCTCCCAAGGAAAGCGATCGTACCACTCATCCCATTTGTCTACGGTAGCATCATTTCTGGCCCGGGAGGCGCGTATGGTGGCCGAGGTCATTTGGCCCGCTCCTTGAGCATGGCGTCAGCCCACTCGTATGCGCCGCGTGCTATCCCTGAATGGATGTCGCCCGTCTCCTCATGCAGCCTTGCAAGTGATTGCGCTCCGTGCTTACTTCCGCAAGCCACGAGTTGCCCCACCAGTGCCTGCCCCGCGAAATGATCACGCAGCGACATGCCCTTGTCGCCTTCGACGTATTGCCCTACCACATTGCCCTGTTCGTACATGTCGTGCATTTCGCGCATTATCGGGAACGCCGGTCCTCCTGTTTTGTCAGTCATTTCTTCATTGCCTCCTCCAGTTCCTTGGTGAGCCTGTACCCGCGCGCGGCATATATGGCCTCGTAGCTATCATTCTCAGTCCCGCTCACGCTCATAATTCTCTCGAACGCCTTGCGCCTGGTGCATATCTTGAGGTCGCAGATCTCTACGCAACCGGACGGCTCGAGTGTGGAATGGTGCCAGCATAGGAAATTACGGCAGGTTGTCATTTGTCGTCCTGTTCCCTTTCTGTCTTTTCTAGGGCGCGCTCCTCGTCCCAGAGGTGGTACAAATCTTTGGGCGTGCCGAAGTATTCAAGGGCAGCGTCAACACCAAACTCTCTGACAGCGGCCTCTAGCTTTTCGCATCCGGTCATGCTATTCTCCCGTGTCCAGGGATTCGAGGAAGTGGATTTCGGCTATCACATCACTAACCATGCCGCCATAGGTATTGGAGTGTGGTGTGGCCTCACAAAAAAGCTCTCCGGTTTCTTCCTTTACAGGGCAACTACAACACTGGTCCTCCGTAGGCACTTCGTAAAAGAACTCAACACATAGCGCACAGTCGTGCCCGCAGCGGCTTATCTCCATCCCTGCCAGCGCCAGATACAGGTTCTCATACCAGTGGTAGATAGACTCCTGCAGCGCGTCAAGCTGTCTCTTGGTCAGTTTCATCCTCTTCCTCCTCGTCGAGTTTTGTGAGATCGTGCAGCAACGCACAGAGGTAGTTATTCAGCGACCTTTCCTTCTTCGCGGCCCTGATTACCAGCTTGTCCTTCGTCTCCTGGTCAATTCGCAGGAGGAATGCTGTCGTGTTGTCGGTCATGGTGAGTCCTTTGGGGGCTCGGGTAGTGGCATCCAGTGTGTTGGAAGTTCACCCTTGTCAGCGTCGTCTGTCAAGTCGTAGTAGCCGTCGCCCAAATACCACCCTTCTCCATCGAAAGACGCTACCTGATGTCCCACGCCATAGACAACCACGGGGTTGGCGTCTGGGGGGAACCTGTCCTTAACCGATATCCACCCCGCCCCCTCTACGGCGGCGATGCGGGTGGTGGCTTCCAACTCAAGGATGTATTGCGCAATTGGCGCACAGGAATCCCATGTCCCCACGTTCATCCACATCACAACCTCGGCCATTTCGTCGTCATTGTGGGGGCTCCTCAGCCGACCCTTAATCTCTCTATACATTTTCATTTCTTCTCCTTCGCCAGCTTCTCCTCGATGGCCCTCTCCACAAACCAGCGCAGCTTAACACCGCGAGGGTCACAGTACGCGCGCACCCTCTTCCACAAATCCAACGGGAACCTGGTCGAGAACATCTTTGTCTCTTTCGCCACCATTTTGGTTGACATGTCAATCTCCTTGGTATATATTGTCAGTGCGAACCCGGGTGTCAGTTTCAAGTTCTGCCCCGGGGTGGTGGATACTTCGGTGCAATCATGTTGCCGGTTAATCGGACGCTCTTTTCCAGGTTGAAGCAATGCGGCCCTTGCGGTGCCACGGAATAGCTGTACCCTCAACCGCATACCGCTGAACATCAAAGACTAAGTTTTTGCTGTGGCGTTGCTTGGTGCTTCATGTTGCCTTTCTCTCTTCATGCTTCTCTCTTGTCCTGATCTTCATTCCATGGGTTCACGCCGGGGTTGTCAACGGCACCATTATTGCGAATATCTGCCCACGACCACGACTCAGCGCCATCCACGTGCAACTCGAAAGACACTTCTCCGTCTGGCAACTCTCCGTGCCCGGTCTCCCGCAATGCACGCTGCACCTTGTCCGCAATTTCCCGTTTCTGTGCTACTGAAAACATATTTTCTCCTTATGAGCGGGGATTGCTGCCGGCCGAAAGGTGAAAGCCGACAGCATTCACGGACCACCACGATCCGCCCCCTATTTCTTGGAATCGTTTACGCGGGTCCACTCATCGGGTTCCCCGGCAGTGATTTCGTACCACTCGTCATCGGTGATATTTCTGAGATCGTGGACACCAGCAGTGGCGCCTCCCCGATATCCGTCGGAAATGTCCACAAGCCCTACCTTGAAGTCTTCCACGGACGCGAGAAGGTATTCGCTGCCTGCGCAAATCCACCTCTGGCCAATGGCAATCTTCTTCCTCGCGGGCTTCACCAGTGACTTGAGGAAGGCGATTTCTTTCTCTTCGGCTTCGATTGTGTCATTGAGGTCTTCGCCGAGCGTCTCCAGCTCCGTCGCCAGGTTCTCGTATGGCGTATTCTTGCACCCGTCACCACTCGAACCGGCCTGAACAGGGCACCCGTCGCAATCACCACTGCTATTGTGGGCAGCACAGAGCGGGCAGGTTGAGGCTGTGATATCCACCCCATTAATAATGGCCAGTGCATGCTTGAGTTTCGACAAATTCTCCTCGTGATGCTCTATCGACTTCTGCAGGGCGTCGTTCGTGGTCATGTTGGCTCCTTTTAGGCATCCAGTGAATGTTGGCTGTACTTCGGTGTTGAGTGCCCGCTCATACAGACGGTATGGTGATGGCGTGTTGGGTGGATCGACAAGCAGCAGTGAGTGCACACGCACTCGTTCTTTCGCGTTCATTCTCCCCTCAACTGTTCGAAATGGTATAAAACGGCATCGTGCCCATTCTCCTGGCACCATACCTCGTACCGTATTGTCAGCGAATCGGGCGCGTCCCAGATATGAATACTGCTGCCATTGTTGTATGCCCAGGCGCGGACCTCTTCGTACGGGTTCATGGGCAGCGAGAGGATAATGGCGTGTATGATGGCGAGAAGGGCGAGTTTCATATGGCACACACCCTCTCCCGGCACCAGCCTTCCATCCGGAATTTAAGCAGATCAAGCGCACCCTCTGCGTCCCAAGTGTGAATATTCCACTTGCCACTGAACGGATTGCAATCTGTTGCCCTGCTGGCGAGTTTCGCGTTGTCAAATCGGCAGAACACAGAGAATACGCGGCTTTTGTCGGTGTGCACGGTCACACTCAGAGGGCCAGAGGATGTATAGACTTCCCACTTGTAATTGTGCTTCCCTGGCCCTACACTGATCGGGTCCATGATTTTGGCAACTGCGGCGTTAAATGTCTTTGTATTCATGCTGTTTCCCCATTCTCAAGAAAACGATACTCATTAGCCTCTGCCATCTCACTCAAGCACTCTTCGCCCGTGATGTATTCGTATTCGTCGCGCAAGCATGTGAAGAGCCAGTTCCCGAGCTCTGTCATATATTCACCAATGAGCGCGTCCAATGACCCGAGTATACCCTCTGTCGTGGTCGCATCCCTCGGGCAATATGGCAAATCGAAATGCCACTCTCCCTCTGTTTTCTGATCGGTATTGCGGAATCCTGCGGGTGCCGTGCTGGCATAAAACTGGATTGTGCCCTCTTCGATTGCCACCAGTACCGGCGTGTCGATACCAGACAGGTCGATACGCGGGAAAGTAGTGGCTATTTCCTCACTCAAATCGCTGTCAGATACCCCGATCAGCTTCGCCACGTCAATGCTGGCAGTGAACGCTGCGCCCTGTCCCTGAACCGAGAAGCCATTGAAAAACGTATTCTTCAGGTCAACGGAGATACCAACGGAGTCGCACATGCCTTGGAAGGAATCATATACATTCTCCCACCATTCGTGCATCGTTTCCATTTCGGCCAGCTGCCCGAGCGCATGCTCTCGCGGTGCACCTTCGAGCTCTTCCAGCTTGTAAATGAGGATTGTCTTTGATTCCGGCATGGGTGTCACCTTTCTGTGGTGTGGTGTGTTAGTATCAAATCTATATCAAAATGCTATCAGTGCAAACCCCAAGATGTAGTATGTATCCGAATGGTACACCCTACTCTTCGCCCGCCTTCTCTGTCAGGTGTTGCAGGACACGATACACGCACTCGGAGTAAGGGAGATCGGGGTGATCGGCGTGGTACTGATTGACTGCCGGCAGAATGTCAAGGCGGAAGGATATTGGGTGCATTATTCCCCTGCTTTCTTGAGTGCTGCCGCGGCAATTTCGTACGCCTTCTGGCATTCGATTGGGCCGAATCGCCCGTCAAGGCAGCGTTTTACACCATTCAGAGCTTCCACAAGTGCGTCACGCTCGGATTTCCCGTCCCTGTATCCCTCGTCGAGTGCGACCACTCGCATCATGGCAACGTCTGACGATCTATACATTTTCATATCGTTTCTCCCTTGTTCAATTCGCGCAATCTTGCGTAGTGCATGTGGTACTGTAGCCGCTTGTATATCACGAATGGTGCGTATCCGATTCCCGCGAGCTCTTTTCTGAGCGGTTTGGCTTCCTCGTCTGTTGCCGGTGTGGTCGTGTTGACAACGTGGCCAGGGTCGCAAGATCCGTGCTGTCCAATGTGCATGTATGACGTGCAGGTATACGGATCGGCGGTGCCGTGAATCTCGGGGAGTATTGCAATGATATCCCCGTCAGGATACTTGCGGAAAATCACTTTGTTCGGTGTCATGTTATTCCCCTCAGTAGCTCTGAATGATAATGTGGCCGTTGTCGCACTCAATTACGGTTGTGTGGTCCTGCAAATCTTCCAGCGATTCGATATCGGTGTAGGATTCCTGTACCTCTGCGAGATCGTCGAATTCGCAATACTCACAACAGAGGGCAATCACGTCGAGCTCGACAGGCGTGCCGGTTGACTCTTCGTACTCCACGAGGTAATCGAAGAGTGCTCGGAGGCCCTGGTACGAGAATTGATCCTTGCGTCCCATGTCGCGGAAGGAATCAGTGAACTGGCAGAACCCTATTGACTGTATCATGGCGTTGCCTTTCTGTTGTGGTGTTTGGTCTATTTGAACGATTTATTACAGTGTGCACACAGTCCAACATCTTCGCAGTCCATGCCAATTATAGCTGTGCTGACTACTTGCCACCCGTCGCGGTCTTTGTCGCGTGTGCTGGCATATACTGCGCGGTATTCCTTTTTGAGGCAGTCGCCGCAAACCAACTCCCCATCGCTCATAATGCCAGCAATCTCATAACCCCCCGGCCATGCATAACCGATCCGTGTGGCGCAACGGAGAGCATTTAGGCCGATATCTGTTTCTGCGCGTGTTCTCGCTTCCTGTACCTGTTCGGGAAGGTAGCATGTGGTGCCGTGCACGGTTAATTCCTGCATTGTATTACCCTTCGTTGTGGTGTGGCTATTCGCAGTCGCGCCCTCTGCGGTAATCGTCCCAGGTGGGCCCTTGTGCGCACTCTCTGCATAGATACGCTTCCCCATCGGGGCCGATCTCGCTGGTGTGTAGTGCCTTGCCGCATTTGGGGCACGGCGTGTATTCTTTGGTTTTCATACTGTCGCCTTGAGCACGAAGCGGTATTTCTTACCCTTCCACGTGCACAGATATTCACCGTACTGTTCGAGCTCTGCGGTTGCTACTGTCGCCATAATGCCGGTGGTGTGTTTGGCAATCCCCTGTGGAGTCGCGACTACTATTTCTATCCGTGCCATATCTTACCCTTCCCATGCAGTGCGAAATGTGGCCGAATTGGCTTCAATCCAGAGAATGGCGTACAAATCAAGGTCCATGTGTGGAGCATTCGCATCATGCGCTTCTGCAATCATGTCGCGTTGTGCTGCCATGTACCCTTTCAATTCGTCGGCGCTCATATTGTGACCTTTCGTTGTGGTGGTGTTACTAGTTGCCCATGTCCATCATTGTCATATCGTCGAGCTGGCCATATTCGGCGTAGTACACGCAATCTGAGCATACTTCGTACTCGAACACGTCGCCGGACGTTGAGTGATATCCTGTGCATTCATAACGATCGCCGCCCAAGGTACTGCCGCAACATTCACACTGGCGCCAGGAAAAGCTGGACTCTGCGTCGGTTGCGGACAGGTTGCTTATTCCCTCGTTGGCGAAGAATGCCGCGACCGCTTCCTGGTACTCTGTGTAATCTTTGCGTGTCATGTGTTTCCCTTCCTTTATAAGTGGTGCCTGATATCGTTCTGATATCAACAATCTACCCCAACTAGAACGAAGTACCAACAACAAAACGCACATTCTATATCTTGTGCCCCAACAAATAATAAATCCCCACAGAACCCACCATATAGTACGTATGGAAATGATACACCGCGTATCCCATCCCACAGCCACCTATAAAGCTATATATAGAACTAACCTTTACCTAGTACCTACCTAAACGCCTCTCTCCTTCCCTTACTCTTTCTATTGACAGTCAATACCCCCATGCCATATCTTGTTCTCTATGGAACAACTACAAGACAACACACAGCCAGTTGATAGCTTCGACGACGTGCCAGCTATCCCACCAAAGAAAAACCATGGCGGGCACCCCTACCAAATATATTCCCCCTCCCTTGCAAAGAGCATCCTCAGAGAGATTGCAGCGAACACGGATTTAACAGTATCTGAGATATGCAAGAAACATGGAATATCGCGCCAGGGGTTCTATTTGTGGCTAAGTGGGTTAACCGGAATGCTTGCGCCATACAAGCGCGCAATGGCCGTTCGCAGCATCGCACAGGTTCAGGCCGTAAAAGAGAAACAGCGAAATATAGCCATGGAGGCAGATGAGGTATCCCCACAGGATGTGGGCAATATGCGCAAGATAGACCTTAAGAGCCGCATATGGAGCGTGATAGACAGGGGTGCACAGTGGCGTGCTGCCAAGTGGAACCCTCAGCTATTCGGTGAACACAGCACCGTAGACGTTAACATAGGCCTACAGCCTGGCGAGGCACGGAGGCAGGCATTCAGTGCTAACCAGGAGGCGCGAAGAATTGCGAGGGATGTGGGTGCAGACATCACGGACGTGTCGAAAGCACAAGCGAGTGATGAATAGAGTGCATACGGGCCTGTTGCGTGTCGCATAATGTTTAATATGTATAGTAGGGCCTGTTCTGCGCACACTGGCACACACAGATCCAAAGGGGTGGGGGGGGGGGTCTCCCCCATATACGATCCCCGTGCTTGAGATTTATATATATCACCTCCTCCCCACTGCTGTGTATTTCCACGAACGACTTTTGACCGTCGCAACTCCCCTCCCATTGTGCCTCCCATTAAATCTCCCATTAAATCCACCTGTCCATGTATTCAAGGTCGCTTTTTAATTACCCGTGTGAATATTCACTATTGACTTTTGGCGGTCAGAACAGTATCTTTGCTCTGGGGGGCCGAAAACCATTTGTGGCGAAAATAACCCTGAAGGGGTGGGATGGTTTATTACAACGACAATGACCCGAAATCGTGTCAGTGGTTGCGAGAGTTGATTAAGGCCGGCCATTTGCCGTGGGGGTATGTGGACTGCCGGAGTATAAAGGAGGTGGATGGTGGGGAACTCGGGAAATACAGGCAGTGCCACTTCTTTGCCGGAATCGGGGGATGGGCCCTTGCGTTGCGGCTCGCAGGATGGCCAGCAGACCGACCTGTTTGGACCGGGAGCTGTCCCTGTCAGCCCTTCAGCGCAGCGGGAAAGGGTGGTGGAACCGACGACCCCAGACACCTGTGGCCTGATTTCCGACGAATTATCAGCGAAGGAAACCCTGCAGTCGTGTTTGGAGAGCAGGTTGCGAGCAAGGCTGGCAGGCTATGGCTCACCGGAGTACGCTCTGAAATGGAAGCATTGGGATATGGATTCGGGGGTGCCGATCTGTGCGCTGCGGGCCTCGGGACTCCGCACATCAGACAAAGGCTCTGGTGGGTGGCCGACGGTCAAGGCAAATGTCAAACGGCAGGGTACGGCGAACCGGAAAGATCAGAACTCGTCATTTGCGAACCGGGTGACGATGGGGGATCTGGAGTACATGGGGCAGCAGGCGGGGTGGAGAACCCCAAACCACACGGACGGCGAAGGCGGAGTAATGGAGATACGCCCGGACGCCCAGGGCCGGTACAAACTGAGGGATCAAATACACCTGGCGACGGGGTGGGTGACGCCCTCAAGCAGGGACTGGAAGGACACCTCGGGAATGAGTCAGGAGGGGGTGAACCCGGACGGGTCGAAGAGAGCGAGGGTGGATCAGCTTCCCAGACAAGCAGCGGTAGCGGGATGGCCGACACCCAGAGCGATAACGGGGGGAGCGGAGAGTGCAGAACGCAAGCAGGAGCTGGGCCGGACGCAGAGCGGCGGGGGAGACCTCCAGGCGGCCGCCACTGTGCTTGGGCAGACTGCATCTACATCCCCTGTGCGGACGGGAAAGCGCGGCCAATTAAACCCGGACTTGCCCCGCTGGTTGATGGGCTACCCGGAAGAGTGGGCCTGCTGCGGGGTTACGGCAATGCAATCGTTCCGCAAGTAGCGGCTGAATTTATTCAGGCATACATGGAGGTGGAATAGCCCATGAACGGAAAACGATTAAATGCAGAGTGGTTTGGCAAGATGCTGGCGTATGCCCGAAAAACTGGTATGGTCGAAGGTAACCCATGGGCGGTGCTGGTTCCGGAGGGTATGTGGCCGGTGGGTGAGGAGGGTGTTTTCTCGGCTGCCCGCGCTGCGGGGGCTGTGCTTGTGAAGGTGGGGAGGGAAGTGTCGCTGGGGTTGTGTGTGGTTTCCGGGTGTGCGGCGGCGAAATATTGCCCGGGGCGAAGCAAGCCCAAGGGGGTCAGGGGTTTTCGGGGTGGGTTCCGGGCGGATATTTGTGTTGGCGGGGTGAGGGAGTTCCTGGGGACGTTTGATGGGCAGGATGAGGCGGGTGTGGCCTACGACAGAGCCTGTGACCGGCTGGGCGTGCCCGGGAGGAAGAATGGATAAGGGGTGGCGATGAACCGCACACAGATATTCCCGTGCATACTGATAGTTTGTGATGTGGGCGCGGCCGTGGTGTGCGGGATCGACGGCGACGTGCGGCGAGTGGTGTACTGGATAGCGGCAGCGGTTCTCACTGTCGCGGTGACGTTCTGAGGGGAAAAAGCTATGAAAATTTTCGACAGCAACGACGGAGGGTGGGCACAAAAGGTTAATTTTGTAGACGACAACAACGTGCTCGTCGGATACGACATGGGCCAGTCTTGCTGCGAGAGAGCCGACTGGTTCATCACCAAAGAGATCGCCACTACTTACGACTACGATGGGGAGCTGAGCCAACCGAGAGATTTGGACGGCTGGCAGTTCGACCCAGAGTTTTTTCAGGAGGTTGTTCTTGAGGCGCGCGAACACGGATACAGCGCCCTCGACGCGGGAGGAATGGTGGCATTCAAGCTCGTGAAGGGCAAAAAGGTCCTCTACCTACACCTCTTCAACTCCCACAATGGGTACTACGGCCACGGGTTCACGGTGACCATCGGCGGCAAGGTTGTGCGCGAAGATTCACTTTAGGGCTTGACTTTCGACCGCCAAAAGACGATATTAGGAGAAATCATGGCACTGATACTCGTAAAATTCGAAGAGGTGAAGCCCGGGCGCTGGACGTGGCGGGTTGGGAGTATTGCCGGGCACAGCGAGGGCCCGTATCCGTGGACGAAGGAGGCGGCTGCTCAGAGCTTCAGATCGTACGCTCGGCACCGCGGAATCACCGGATATCGGTTCGCAGAGTGCTTTGATGGCATCTGGGCGGTGCAGGAGGACTTGCTCGATGCTTGCCCGGCAGGCTGACAGGGCGTGTCCGAAGGAGGGGTGCCACTCCTGGTATCGCAAGGGGCCGATTTGCAATAAGTGCGGGACGTACGCTCCCGTGAAGCCGGAGTTTTACAAGAGACCGGAGGGTAAGAGTGGAGGAATTCGTATCACTGGAAGAAGCAACGATTATGGAGCTGGCCGACGAGCTTCTGGGCCGAAGCGACAGAAATGAAGAGCTGGCGGCCGCGTATCATAGTGGAAGATTTGACCTGAAGGCTTTGGCGAAGGAAATTGGCGTGGATGAGTTTCGGCGGGTGGCCGAATCATTGTGAGGAAGGGATGCTCAATTCAGTGGACCATCGCAGGCTGCGATACCTGCATGCCGACGGCACCGTCAGAAACCCTGATGAGGTCGAGGGGCGCGATACGCCCATTTCCAAGGAAGATGTTATCAACCTGAAGATTGCTCTGGAGACAGAGGAGTCATTCGAAAAGTTCCTTGAGAGGACATAGGAGACCTTATGAAGTGCGCATGTGGCAAAGCCTGCAGACCGCTTATCAGCGACCACTACCCCAAGGCGTCGGAGTGGTACTGCGAGAAGTGTCACAAATCACACCCGATGTCGGGGGACGACCTTGAGCAGGTTCGCATGATGAATGGCGGACCCCCTCAGCGCGGCCCAAACGACCTACGCGGAGCGTAGAGGAGGAAGGTATGGCAAAGCTGTCAGAAAAGAAGTACGACTCCGAGATGAAGAAAATAGCCAAGGATCGGGCCGCGCTTAAAAGGCGGGATTCGAAGAAAAGGGCTGCGCTGGACAGGCGGGCCGGCGCCCTAACGGACTCCTTGACATACGGGAAGACGTTCAAGACCCAAGCACAGAAGGATGAGCACGTTACAAAGAAGCTGTTTTATGGGTCTAAGCGGGTTTCTCCCAAAGACGTGAAAATCGACAAATCAAAAAAGGGGAAGAAATAATGCCGAACATGGCCAAGAAGACATCTACACAGAGAAAAGGTGACAGCATCATGGAGCGCGAGAAGAAGGCCCTTGTTGCTCGCCAGAAGAAGCGTGCAGCAACACAGCGCAAGTCGCGGAAGTAGGGTCAATGCGTGAGGGTCGTCCACCAGTAGCGGGATATGGCACTAAGAGCAGGCGCCTCAAAACCACGATCAGGCTTCAGGAAGCCATCTGTGAGTGGGTAGAGGACAAGCTCTCCCCGGCCGCGTGGATACGTCAGGTAATCAACCGGGAGTACGAGCAACGTGAAGAGCCTTCTCCTGACGAAGAATGAGCGCGCGCTTGTAGACTCGAAGGTCTACGACTGGCTCTCGGACTACAACTGGTCGGCCCTCATACGCGACGAGAAGCACAAGTATGCCACCCGCGGCATGCGCATCGAAGGCAGGTACAAGAAGGTTTATCTCCATCGTTTAATCTGCGGTTACCCCCCATATTTCCTCATTAAATTCATCAACGGCAACTCCCTCGACTGTCGCAAGGGAAACATGCTGCCAATCAACCTCAGTGGTAAATCTGAGCGCTGGGTGAGTGGTGTGGGCAAGTCTGAGTACGCTGGGGTGCGCTGGTACGACAATCGGGGTCTGTGGGAATCCCATTTCAACAATTGCCACATAGGGTTGTTCGATAACGAGACGGATGCTGCCAGGGCGTACAATGCCACTGCAATTGAGGCGTTCGGTCCCGGGGCGGATATCAACGACATTTCCTTCCTGCCGGCGAGCCAAGCCAGAGAGTTCCCGGGTGGGGAGCACAGGGTGGCCTTCAAGACATCGAAATACCGGGGGGTGTGGCAGCGCGGCACAGATGGCAAGTTTGAGGTCGTCGCGCGCATAGATGGCAAGGATATTGAGATAGGCACCTTCAAGGATGAAGAAGAGGCGGCCCAAGCGTTCGATGAGGTTGTAATCCACCACGGGCACATTGAACGGGCAAACGCCGTTGGCTAAGAACTCCCTCATAGACCTGTCGATTGAAGAGCTGCGCTACTACCAGTCAAACTGGGTGGCGTTCATCGAAGATCAGATAATGTGCCTGAGTCCGGAAGATGTCGCGGCACAGGTGCAGGGTCGGCGGGTTGAGCCAGAGCAGGTAGAGCTCATTACGGCCGTTCAGGACTTTCCGCGCGTGTGCGCCCGCTCAGGTCATGGAATTGGGAAAACGGGATCTGTGGCCCTCATTGTCCTCACATTCATCTATCTGTACGAGAACGCCAGAATAATCATCACCGGCTCCAAGTATGACCAGCTCAAAATGACCACCTGGGCCGAAGTGGGCAAGTGGTACAATCGCAGCACCATAAAGGACAAGCTGGAGTACACGGCGGAGAAATTGGTGTTCGTCGATTCACCGCAGACGTGGTTTGCCAATATCGTGACCGCGCGCGACCAGGAGTCAATCACCGGCCTCCATGAAGATCATGTGCTCGTGGTGGTGGACGAGGCCAGTGGCGAAAACATCGATAAGATGCGTGACGGCCTCATGGGCTGCCTGACTGGACCCAATAACCACATTCTGCTCTGCGGTAACCCTACGCGCACACAGGGGTGGTTTTTCGACACCTTCCACACCGATGCGGGCCTGTGGAAGCATCTGCACTACAATGCCGAGGAATCCAGCCTCGTAACCCCAGAATCGATTGAATACTGGCGCCGCAAATACAACCGCGACAGCCCACAGTATATGGTGCGTGTGCTCGGCGAGTTCCCGCCCTCCAACCCGCGGGCAATCATGGCGTGGGACAGGGTCAATGCGGCAATGGTGCGCTACGAGAATGGCGAGTGGTCGGCGTCGGGTCCGCTCGAGGTAGGCGTTGACCCTGCATTTGAGGGTGACGACCTGGCCACAGTGGCAGTCCGGCAGGGGAACATACTCCACCGCATAGCCACTCACCCCAAGGCAACCCCACAGGAGCTCAACCGGTTCGTGCTGCAGGACATTCGGGACGCCAGGCGCGACTTCAAGAGCCCGACCGACCGGATAAAGGTCAAGGTGGATGCCCATGGCGGGTACGGGGCTGCGCTTATCGAGTTTCTGACCCTCAACGAGGCCGACAATCTCGAAGTGGTGCCGATTTACAGCAACGCCAAGTCCTCAAATCCTGAGTACAAGGGGTATGCCACAGAGATGTGGTTCAATGTGGGTGCCGACATCGACGACATGGTGCTGTGCCGCGACGAATTTCTGCTTGACGAGCTCAGTGGACGCGAATGGCGCCCGGGTGACGGCACTGCTATCAAGATGGAGTCGAAAACCGACTTTAAGGCCCGCATATCACGCTCTCCGGACAAGGGAGACGCCTGTGTGCTGGCCTTTGCCGGCGGACCCAAGAAGATATTCACCCAAACGTCCTCAAATGTGATGAGCTCAGCGTTCACAGTGGACTGGGACGTGCGCCACGCCTTCGATCCTACCTGGAATGGGCCGGTGGCAGTCGAAATACTGCATTTTGTGGCCCTCGTTCTCGGAAAAGACCTTACGCTGGGCGGAATTGGCGCAATTTACGAGTATTACCGCAATAAGCTGTGGGTGTACACTGAATTCTGGCAGGACACCCCCTTGGTGACCGAAATGGCGGCGTCCCTGCGCGAAGAGTCGCGATACGGCGTGTATCTCCACGACTACCGCCAGGCAAACGTGATTGGCAACGATCTAATGTTCAAAGAGTCGGGTGGCCGGCGCCCGTTGTCCGATGTGTTCCGTGAGCAGGCTGGGGTGGTGACCCGGGAGCCCGTCAGGTACGACGAGTTCGGCGCGATTGCCCTTGGCGTCCAGATGTTCAACGACGACCGCGTGGTTATCCACAATAAGTGCCCGATTGCCCGCAAGCAGTTGAGTCTGTGGAGTGTGCGTGACAAGAAAATTCAGGACGAAGAGGCGCTGATGTGCAAAGCCCTCCTGCTCATCCTGAGCGAGGTCAGAAGGAAGAAGCGGCCAGCGCCGCACGTGGCGAGTCGTAGAGAATACCAGCGAGTAGAGGCTCCGAAGACAGATCGGACGAAAAGACCCGAAAGGTGGATGGCGAGATGATTCAGAAAGTCAAGGAAGTGTCGGTCGAGGAAGAGTACATTGAGTGCTACGGCATTTACAATATTCCACTGTACGAGGAAGAGCGTATGATTGGTCGCGCGCTCGTGATCAACCCGAGTGACCGCGAAGGGCTCGTGCTTCTCGATATCTACGTGTACCACGAAGAGGACCGCCAAAAGGGGTTTGCAGACAGGCTCATGTGGTACTTGACCCAGAGGTTCGATGCAATATGGACCTCTTGGTTATCCACGGCAGGGCGCGACCTGTGTTTGAAGCATGGCTTCAAGATGGTCAAGCCACTGCACAAAGCAGGCAAGCCATTGCTTGTCTATCAGAAGGAGGAAGAGGATGGCGGTAGCAAGGAAAGTGGCAGCAAAGAAGAAGGTCGTGCTGAAGAAGGCGCCGGCGAAGATTCGGGTGTCGGGGAAGGAAATTGTGATCGAGGAGCTGGAGAAGCGAGTGGCAGCCCTGGAAGCGAAGATGGACAAGCTCCTGAAGAAGATTCGCAAGGCCCGGAAGGCCCGGAAGAAGGCTAAGTAGAGAGGAGGCGGCTATGCCGCTCGCAAGTGGAAAGTCGCCCGTTTCCATCAGCAAGAATATCAAGAAGCTCGCTGGCGAAGGGTATCCCAAAAAACAGAGAGTGGCTATCGCGCTTGACAAGGCCGGTAAGTCGAAAAAAAAGAAGAGGAGAAAGAAGAAATGAGAACACTGGGCATTGGAAGCCAGCGCTACACAAAGGTTGTGTGCCTCGACAAGCCGGGCGCGGGGAATGCGTGCCACAGGTATCAGGTTGGAGAGGTGGACAAGCCTTCTGACAAGGACACGCCACCCACGACGTTTGCCTGGGTCGAGTTTCAGAACGGCCCAATCAAAGAAGGGGATGTCAACGGGTGCCACAACGAAGACCTGATCGCCATCGTCATCGACCGGCTTCAGGGGTTCCAGTCCGGTGACTACTCGTGCCGCGAGAACGCCTTGGCGCTCACGAAGCTGGAAGAGGCCATGCACTGGCTCAACCACCGTACGGCTGCGCGTCAGGCCCGGGGTGTAGAAGGGACGCACACGGTCTAAGATGGCGAAGGTGTGTGCATTCACGGTTGTCAGCGCCGACGGGTTTGAATTCTTCATTCCCCTGTGGATATACTCGGTAAAACGAGCGTACCCAGAGTGGGACGTGAAGGTACTAATCCGAGGGAAGTTGCTGCCAGGGGTTGCTGCGATTCTCAATACGAAGCCGTTTCAGTCTATGGTGGGCTGGGATGTGATAGAGAATCAATTCCTGAATTATCGGAACGGGAAGGGAACCTGTGGCGCCTGTCGGTTGCTGATACCGCGAGCTTACCTGAAGCCTTACAAATATGCGTATATCACGGACGTGGATTTCGTCGTTTTCCGTCACACGCCAACACACCTCCAGTACCACGTGTCTGTGATGAAAAAGGGCGGAGTTCCGTACAGTGCGTTCCGGGGCCCGTCTACTCGCCCCTGGCGCCCGAAGATTCACGGTGAGCACGGCTGGCGCGACCACTACATGCGCATCTGCGGTGGTACAGTGATGATTCACGTGAAACAATGGCTGAAGGCCGTGAAGGCTCAGCGCGCGCTCTACAAGGCTGTTGCGACCGGACAGAAGAGGGATGGTCTCGATAAGCACAAGTTTGGCAGCTATCGGGAGTACGACGAGGTCATGCACTGCCGGATGCTGCGCGGGTCAGGAATCAAGGTTCCGAAGCACAAGAACGAGATGCCAAATGGTCAGAAGTCGAGTGCGAGCTACCGCGACATCCATCTTGGGGACTTCAAGTTTGCCAGAAGGCTCAAAGAGGGGCGTCGCAGCAAACTCATCACCGAGACGGCCGTGAAGCGCTATAAGAGGCTGTGGAAAGACCCTGAGTGGATTGCTATTGCCAAGGCGTGCATGGGGAGCGACAAGGGGACAAAGAAGCTCCTGCACAACTCCAGAAAGGTGATTTGCTGATGCTGTTCCGCGTAATCATGCGCGCTCGCAATGCAGAGCATCTGATCGGCAAGACTCTGAAGAGTCTCGTCGGCCAGACGTGTGAGAAGTGGGTTGCGCACGTAGCACTGGATGCGCCGGAGGACAGGACGCTCACGGCCGTTGACAGCTTCCGCAGGAATGCAAATCTGCCTCTGGGGAAGATATCCATATCGGTTAGTGAGAAGAACTACGGTGTCGCGCGCCAGATATACAAGGCCCCTTGGATTCAGAAGCAACACTGCGACACGTCCTATGAGAGTATTCCGTTCGACCCAGAGGATATCCTGGTGTTTCTGGACGGGGATGGCGATAAGCTCGACCCGAAGGCTCTGCGCATTGTTGAGCGCGCCTACCAGAAGAACCCGAAGTGCCTGCTGACCTACGGCTCGTATTTGAAGAAGTCGGTCGGCCGCAGAACGAAGATTTCGAATGCCTACCCCGACGGGGCCAATGTCAGGAAGCATCCGTGGCGCGGCTCGCACCTCAAGACAATGAAATGGAAGCTGTTCAGGCAGATTCCGGAGGATTGTTTCAAGCACAAGGGCGCGTGGCTGCCAGCGTGCTCCGACTTGGCGCTGATGATGCCGGCGATAGAACTGGCTGGGCTCAGCCGATGTGTGCACATCCACAGGCTCATCTACTATTATCGCGATGTGAAGACGAAGAAGAAGCGTGTCGTTGAGAAGCGATGTGAGAAAATTGTCCGGGCAAAGAAGCCCATGAGAAAGGCGGTGTGGTGATGAGCGACGACGAAAAAATGAAAGTTGGCTATGTGGTTTGTCTGAACAGCGGCGGCCCAGACATGACTATTACGTTTGTTGGCGACAACTACGTCTGCTGTGAATGGTTTGATGCTGCTGGAAACGGGCAGGAATCAGAATACCCACCAGAGTGCGTAAGATTCACACCATGAGACACCTCGTCGCAGGCCCTGACTCTATGGAATTTGGATGGTGTGTCGCCACCTGGATTCCAGCGTTGCGCCATATTGCCCCACGATTCGAGCGCGTGACGGTGATATGTCGGCCTGAGCACGAGTTTCTGTACGAGTTTGCGACCGACTTTATTTCATACAGCCCAGACGGGGTTGCCGACCGATGGTTTTTCAACGGGAAGAAATTGCGCATTAAGCCGTCGTTCGATGTGCCGATTCCCGTGGTGGGAGAGGTCATTCACCTGTCTCCCGGGCGCAAGGTGTGCTGCAAGTGGGCGAGAGAGTATGTGAAGTACGGCGAGGTGAGTGGGGCGTGGAAGTACAACCTTGTGATTCACGCGCGCGCTGAGACAAAATTCGCCCATAAGTCGAACCACAAGAATCGCAACTGGCCGCTGAAGAACTATGTGAAGGTTGTCGAGGCGCTGAAGCCACACACCGTGTGCAGTATTGGAACAACGAAGGGGGCGTATCATGTGCCCGGGACAGAAGACCTCAGAGGGATTTCGCTGAGAAGGCTGTGTGATATTATGGCCTCGAGCAAGGTGATGCTCAGCCCGTCGTCGGGCCCGGCGCATTTGGCGAGCCTGTGTGGGCTACCACATGTTGTGATGACCTACGACAAGTACGAGAAGGCCATCAAGGGGACGAATAAAGACAGGTACAAAAAGCTATGGTCACCATTTGGTACGCCGTGCAAAATCTTACAAGATCACAACTGGCAGCCTCCGGTGAAGAAGGTCGTCAAGGCGCTGGGGAAATTCCTATGAACATATGCTTCTACAACGACCACCATTATTGGGGGCAGCTCAACAACACGGGTGGCACGCGCACCATCCTGTTGTCTGCTCAGGCCCTGCGCGATCTGGGGCATAAGGTGTCGGTGGTGGCGACGCACGACGGATTCACATGGTTCAAGCACCCGAAGCCAAAGGAGACGATCCCACAGAACGCCGACGTGGTTGTGGCTGTCCATATCCACGACGTTCCGCTGGTGATGGAGAAGGCCAAGGGGAAGCGGGTGGCATATTGGGCACGCCCGTACGAAACGTGGACAATGCCCGAGCACGACATCATTCATCTGCTCAAGAAGTTCCACAAAAAGGGTGGCATAGTCATGGCCAATAGCTCGTGGCCCGCCGAGGTGCTGCGACAGCATGGAGTGGAAGCGCAGGTGGTGTTTGCGGGGTTAGCGGAGAGCGAGTTTCAGTACCTCTATGAGCGCGATCGGTTCGGCGGAAGAGCTGTTGTTGGATGCCAACACTCAAAGTTGCCGCGCAAGAAATTCAAGGCCTTCAAAAAGCTGCACAGAAAACTCGGGGCTGAGTGTGAGTGGCTGACGTTTGGGAACAGTCGCTACGAGAAGGGGTGGCTGACACATATTCGGCAACCAAAGCCCAAACAGCTCCAAGATTTCTACTGGGCCTGCGACTACTTCTTCGCCCCCAACAAACTGGAGGGATTCTACAATGCCGCAAGTCAGGCCGCTCTTAGTGGCTGCATCATTGTTCGCAGTGATTCTGCTCGTGGGGGGATGGCAGATTACTCGACTGATTCAAACTCTATTGTCTATCGATCGCTGGGAGAAGCAGCAGAGAGAATTCGAGCACGAGAGGTTCCGCCAGAGTGGGCGGACTGCAGAAAACGGGTGCTGGCCATCGGAACCAGGCTCGAAAACATGACAAAGATGGCGAGGCTACTGGGATGAAGATCTGCATAGCATCGAAGCATGGAGACTGGTCGGCTGCCAAGAGTGGCAAGGGCTTCTTCGTTCAGCGCCTCGTTACGGCTCTCGGGAAGCTCGGGGCAGAGGTAACGGCTGACACTGACAAGAAGGTGGATATTGCCCTCCACGTGGGGCACATCAGGTACAAGTCGCGTGCCCGGGCGAACGTGCTGAGAATTGGCCCTGCGAGGGTGTCAAAGCACGAGGACTATGAAAAGCTCAATGCGAAGCGCAAGAAGTCGGTGAAGCTGGCTGATGCCGTCGTATTTCAGTCAGAATACAGTCGCAAGGTCAACCATGCGTTCGTGTGCAAGCCGAAATGCCCAGAGACGGTTATCCACAACGGTGTGGACTACGAGTGGTACGACAATGTCATCACTGCACGCGACCTCGGGAAGGGACACATATTCGTCGCCAGTACGCGCAAGTGGATAGCGCAGAAGCGGCTGAAGGATATTGTGCTGTCGTTTAACATGGCCTGCATCCCGGAGTCCAAGCTGTTCATTCTGGGCAACGCGCTCGATCAGGACAAGAAGTACAAGGGCGACAACGTCACCTATGTGGGAGAGTGCGATCAGGTCACCATCGCGTCGTATCTGAAGGCAGCATCGACATTTGTTCACGTGGTGCACCTCGACGCCTGCCCGAACAGTGTTGCCGAGGCCGTCGGAGCCGGAGCCCCGGTGCTTTGCACCAACCAGGGTGGCACAGCGGAGATGCTGGAGGGGTGGAATTACATCTCCATTCAGGACAAGAAATTCAAGTTCAAACCCATCGACCTTGGCAAGCCTCCGCGCCTCGACCGTGTCATACTGGCCAATGCGATGATAATGTCGGCAGACCAGAACTGGAAGCCGGCTGTGCGCCCGGACAGGCTGGACATAGGATATGTGGCCAACGACTACCTGAACTTCTTTGAGGAGGTGCTGGGTGGGTGACCACAAATCAGGATGTGCGACGTTTGGCATTCTTTGTGACGATGGGAGCTGTTCCATTCAGGAGCTCATTTCTCCCGACATGTACTCGCCGGGCGAACCCTCTTGCTGTAAAGAGTATTGCCCACTAGAACACGCGCGCTCCTCAATGCCCACGCTCCAAAACTATTTAGACTGGCCAGATATCATCCAGCAGGAGTGCCCCTTCTTCGGGGTGACAGAAGGCTCACACGAGGACACCTGTGGACTCATTGAGGAAATTGGCGCTGGCGATGTTCAGTGTCAGAAGAGAAGCTGCCCCATGCGCCTGATGGCAAAGTGGAATGAATTTGTGGGGGTCAAGAATGAGTGACATCCGCTCAACGGGCACCAAAGAGAAGGTGCAATTGGAGGCTCTGCACATCAGGTATATCCCGGTCGTGACACCGATGGATATTTACGAGGGGGATCTGTCGCTGATGAACAGCCCGCACGTTGAGATGCTGGAGCTGTACGAGAAGCACGGATTCGACTGGCGCAAGCTCAAGAAGACTCGCTATGTGAAGGAGCGCCAGCGTCGGCTCAAGATTGGCATGAGCAAATGGACGGACGCATATATTCTCAACGTGCACCTTCCCAAGCGATTCAAGCTGTTTGAGAGCATCCGCAAGAAGGGGTACGACCGGCGCCAGCCGATAGAGATACTTGAGGAGCCGTTCTGGGTGACCCGATTTGGGCTGAAGAATGCGTGGGTAGGTGGACCCGAGATATGGACAGGTGCCGGCCGCGCAGCATCACGGTGGGTTTTGGGGAAAAGGTCAATATGGGCCGAGTGGTATGAGGACCGCCACCCGGGCTCAATGGATAAAGGGAAGTTCGACAAAAAACTTATGTTCGTGAAAGGGGTATGGGATGAAACTCACAAAGGATAAGTACGATAAAATCGCGGCAAAGTGGAAAGAGAAAGCCTACCAGCGCTGGCCCAGGCTCGACATCAGGCTGAGGTTCTTTTCCCAGTTTGCCCCCCTGTTTGAGGGCATGGACGTGCTGGAGATAGGCTGCAACGCCGGCCTGTACGTGTGGGAGGTGGCTCACTACGCCAAGAGTGTGATTGGCATCGACCTCTCAGACAGATACATGGGGCAGGCACAGGTCACGGCACAGCACATCGAGAAGTTCAATCAAAACGTCGAGTTTCTCAAGATGTCAACCAAGGACTTCTGCAGGGAGATACGCAAGGGGCAGCGGGAAGCCAAGGTGAACGCCATGTACGCCAGCTTTGTCCTGTACCACCTGTCCAACAAAGAGCTCGCCGCAGTGGCAGAGCACATTCTTCCGCACTGCAGCCTCGTGATTATCCAGAACCGCACGAAGGAACGCACCAATCGCAAGAAGGGGAAGGACTGGCGCGAGCACAACTCCCAGCATTTCGAGAAGAACAGCACCGTTATTACGTGGCTGGAGGAGGCCGGGTTTGAGTGTGAGGTGCACTGGGGCCTTGAAAAGAGGTTCGCGGACGTTATTGGCAGGAGGAAGAATGAAGATTCAGGGGACACTGACGGAGATAAAGAGGTCGAGGGTGAAGGCTCCGCTGGACGGGATACACCGGAACTCGGACAAGGACGGCCTGATCAAGGGAGTGCACAGCCTGCTGTGGACGCTGCCGGACGGGACGGAGAAGGTAGTCCCGAAGGGGATGACGGGAGCGTACTTCCGGTACAAGAAGGACAAGGGGATGAAGGTGTTTGTCCAGCTCCCGGAGTTCAAGGTGTACAAGAAGAGAGCCCTGATGAAGGACTGGAAGAACCGAGTGCGGATGGCGGCGGCGGGGATAACCCCGAAGGCAACAAAAATAGTCCACGTAAAGCTCGATCTCCTCGTCCGAGGAAAAAGAAGGTCGGCGAAGGCGTGGGCAATAAAGATGGTGCACGTCCACTATCCTGAAGATGCTTGGAACGTGTATGCGAGCGGGCTGCCGTATGATTTCAATTGCCTCGACAGGGCCGAGCACCCGCTCCATACACCCGAGGGATATCTGGCATTTGCGAGAAAAGTGTACAAGGCGACAAAGAAGCTCGGCATAACGATTTGCGGCGGCGACAAGATTCCAAAACTGGGGGACATTGTCTACTGTACAAAAACCAAGCGCTGGTGGTGTGTGGACTGCGCATAGGAGGACTTTTGGGCCTGCTACTCACAGGATGTAACGAGAACACCGAATGCATGGAGATGCGCAAGGTGTGCGTGGCCTCTATCAAGAGGAATGACCCCGATCAGGATCTCAAGGAGGTCACATTTCCCACCGGCGATCGCATTGAGGCAGCAATGGGTCGCGTGAAGCTGTTTCACCAAGCGTTTCAGCGCGGGTGGACACGGGTGGGGTGGGTGGACGTTGACACCATCGTGCGTGCGCCACTCGATGATTTTTGGTCAGATGTGGAGCCCGGGACGCTGAAGGTGATGTATCGCCCCGGAATAGCCGACTGCTCGATATTCAACACCGGCGTCATGGCAATCGGGCGCTCACCTGAGACAGAGGAACTGGTTGCCAACTGGCTGCGTGGTGTGATGAAAGCCAAGAAGTGGCTTGACGACCAGCGATACCTGTGGAAGGTGTGGAAGAAGTCTGTTGTGAGATTGATTCCACTGGAGACCAAGTTCAATGACAACCATTTTGACCGCGAGTCTGTGATTTGGCATGGCAAGGGCCACTCGCGTGAGGACAGTCGCTGGATAAGGGAGGCGAAGAAATATGCCTAGGGTATCGATCGTGGTGCCCCATTTCAATTATGCCACTTATTTGGACGACTGCCTTGAGAGTATTGAGGCGCAGGCGTTCGAGGACTTTGAGTGCATTATCGTTGATGATGGGAGCCGCCCGGAAGAACTCGATGAAATTGGCTCGTACATGCTCTACTACAGCGTTGCCGACACAGGCAAGCCCCGTGGGCGCTTTCACATTATAGAGCACCCAAGGAATTTTGGCTACAACACCGCCAAGAACACCGGAATACTCGCATCTCAGGGAGAATTCATCCGCCTGATAGACGCCGACGACGTCTTAACACCGAATGCGCTGGAAGATGCCGTGCGCATATTTGACGAACACCCGGAGGTTGACCTTGTCCATGGCTACGCAGACCGTTGGTACGGTGGCGACGACTTCCGCGGTGTAAACAAAAAAACTTTCTGCCACGCGCAGGGACGCATGTGGCGCCGCTCAGTGTACGACAGGTTTGGGCTGTACTACGAGGCACTGAGGTCGATGGGGGACAAGGAATTTATCTATCGGCTGGGCGTGCACCCTGACAGCCCGCTACCGAAGCTCGTGAAGGATTACAAGCTCAAGAAGGTGGTGGCGCGTTATCGGAAGCACGAGGGCCAGATGCACAAGGTTCGCCGGCTGGACGAGAAGAAGAACGCGGAACTGAAGAAGCAGTTCAAGAAGCGCATCAAACAACTCAAGCGGGAAGGTATTACCCGAGAGAATACGAAGTTCACCTAAGCGAGGAGGGTGTTGTGGGAGACAATGAAACGAAAGTCCGTTTAGAGACACGCATGGAAGTTCTTGCAAAGATCCGCAACCTCATAAAGAGTAGCGAGTTTGACTGCAATCCCGCTCTTGCCAAATCCGTAGAGTCCCTTGGCGAGGCGTATTGCGCGTTGTTGAACAATGCCGGGGACGGTAGTGATGCCTAAGAGAATGCATTGCCAGGAGACGCTCCTTGAAGAACTCCCAATCGTCAGCGCCCAAGCACACCCGCTTCGGTACATGCTGGCGTGCTGGGCGCTCAACATCGATCCCAGCCTCGGGTATTCAACATCCGCGCACCTCTGCACGCTTGTGGACATATGCTTTGGTTTGGGCGCTACGCGCATTGGCGAGATTGGCTTTGGCCGCTCGTCCTTTGTCCTTGGCCACGTGGCCCTTCTCAATGGTGGCGACTTCATCACCTGCGACCGCTTCGACTATAGCTATATGCTCGACGCCGCAGGCATCGACTGGGTGACGTACCTGCAGGGCGACAGTGGTGATTTCTGGACACACCCACAGTCACTCAAGGGATTTGACTTCCTGTTTCTGGACTACATGAGCACCCGCAAGAAGTCTGTCGAGAGCTGCTACAAGGATCTGAAGCGCGCGGTGAAGCTGATGGCCCGGAACGGTATCATCGCGGTTCACGATGCGCTCCCCGGCAAGTACAATGTGGCGACTGCTGTTGGCAATCTCCAGAGAAAGTACCAAAACGACATAGAAACCCTCACACTGCCCTACGGGTTTGGCCTTGCGCTGATACGGCGCACGTCTGCCTCCAAGCACGGAACACTCAAGGATACATGGAAGAAGAAGCCAGATGCGCACACTGCATAAATTCGGGATTGACATAGTCCGCGGTTGCCAACTTAGGTGCGTCGGCTGTCCCATATCGACGCTGAAGCCGAAGATCGAGTTCATCGAGCCCGGCGACTTCCTCAAAATCCTGCACAACGTGGATGTGGGCGAGGTTGACCTCCTGCGCCTGTTCAATTTTGGGGAGCCGCTACTGCATCCAGAGGTTGTTCATCTGATCAAGCTGATTAAACAGGCCCCGTGGAAGCCAAAAGAGGTCGAGATATCCACCAATGCACAGGTTCTGCGCAAAGACGACCTGAAAGCGCTTGTCAGGGGCCGCATTGTGACCCGCCTCGCCGTGAGCTGTCATGGCAATGGCACACCGGAGGAGTACGAGGCATGGCACACTCCGGCCAAATGGGACAAGCTGATGGAGTTTCTGGAGTATGTCGGCAAGCTGAGGCGGAAGTACAATCCGCGCCTCGAACTGGTCACCCGCACCATCTGCACCTCCGTCAACGGGAAAAGGCGGTGGAAAAAGCTCGTAAACCCGCTTGGCTGGCGGCCGCTATTCAGAGGCAAGTGGGAGCTTCCGGAGGCCAAGGAGTATGAAAAGCCCCGCAAAATTCCCACAGGGAAGTGTCTGTTTGTGGGGAAGCGCAAGGGCAGGCGACTATATGTGGACATCGACGGCACCGTGGTTCCGTGCTGCCACCATCCCCGCGCCCTTGTTTTGGGCAACCTGCTGGAGGGCACATACGTGCAGATGAGAAAATCGCAGTGGTACAAAGACGAGGTGAATCGCCTGAGCGACCGCCATTCTGTTCCCCTTTGCAATGGATGTGACCGACCATGAAGGTGTATCTCGACTACGAGCCAGATGAAACTGGGAAGGGCAAGTTCCTGCGGCGCTTGGAGGCCGCCCTTGAGCCTATGGGGGCCAAGTTCACCAGCAAGCAGGACAAGGCCCAGGTGGCGCTTGGCATTTCCCGGTGGCGCAACAGCACATATCTGCCGAAGGTGCTGCGCATTGACGGCATCAGGATTGGCGACGAGAAGAAGGACAAGTGGTACAACAAGCTGGTGAAGAAGAGCATGAAGCGCTCCGATCTGGTCATATTCCAGTCGGCCTTTGCCCGCGACTATGTCTCATCGCACCTGGTCGCTCCCAAGAAGTCGGTGGTCATTCACAACGGAGTAGACACTTCTCGCGCCTCCACGCTGAGAAAGTACTGGGAACAGCCGAATGTGCTGCTCATGGTGGGCAACTGGGGTGGTAAGAGGCTGCGCAAGCACAAGCGGCTCAAGAGAATGGTGTCGTTCACAATGAAGTTCCTTGAGAAGCACGAGGACTGGATGGCCATTGTCGCCGGGAAGACTCCGTGGCATCCGCATGCAGACCGCCTGCTGTACACCGGGCAGGTTGACGACAACGAGCTATTGTCGATAATAGAGACCTCCACGGTGATGCTGAACCTGAGTGACCTCGACTGGTGCCCGAATGCGACCGTTGAGGCTCTGGGTGCAGGGCTTCCTGTTGTTGGGTATGCCGGGACAGCCATCGGAGAGCTTCTGTCTACGGCGGGCCTGCCTCCAATTTCGCAGGACGCCTCTGAGGCCGATATTGAGCATGCGCTACTGAATGCTGAGAAGCCCGAATCGCAGTGGTTCGACATAGAGCACGCCGCCAAGGCGTACAAGGAGGCGTTTGATGCTGTACGGGGATAACAGAGACCTTCCAGTGAAAGACCTGTCGAAAAAAGAGAAGTATCATCCCCACATCGACACGACGGTGATGGCGTTTTTCAGGTGGTTCCCGTCTGTGGGGACTGTTCTGGACGTTGGCTCTCGTGACGGGTACGCCGTAGAGGCGCTTGCCAGCCATGGATACGTTGCCACTGGGGTAGAGCTCGTCCCTGAGTACGCACGGTACGCCAAAGAGCGCAAACGCAATGTCGTCGAGGGCGATATCCTCCACCCCATATTTGCAGAAGAGTCGTTCGACTACATCTTCAGCCGCCACTGTGTTGAGCACTGCGCGAGTACCGGGGCCTTTCTGGACGCATGCTGGAGTCTCCTTGTGCCAGGCGGTGGAATATTCCTCACGTTTCCCATTGAGACAACGGATGAGTGGCGCGCGCGCAAGAAGAACGACCACCTCGCGCACTTCGCACACAAGAATGAGTTCCGGGGCATGGCACTCGCAGCGGGCTTCAGAGAGGACTTCTTTGGGAAGTCGAAGTCGCAGGGCATTATCCCGAACGGCAAAGAGGTGTGCTACGTGGGGGTGAAGTGTGGACTATAGTTTGGTGCCAGAAAAGAAGTGGCTGAAGATGTACCACTCGCTGCTGCACTCCCCCGGGATAGCTCATCGTGCCGCGGTGATGGAGATATTTCACGACATCCTAAGCACCTGTGAAGTGCGGCACTGGATAGGTATGAGCGCCCTGTTGGGGATACACCGCGAGGGGCACCTGTTGGAGCGTGATGAGGACGTTGATTTCTTCTGTTTTGCCGAAGACTTGGTGCCGAAGATTAATGTGCTCAAACAGGTACTGCTTGCGCGCGGGTTCGATGTGCGCAGCTACAGCAAGAAGGCTCGCCTGCTGGCCTACATGGGCGGCGAAGACATGGCTCTGATGGGCCACTTTCTCAAGGGAAAGTACCGCGTATTCAAAGGGCGCCGTGTGCCAGCGAGGATGTTTGGCAAGGACTTCATCCGATACGGGGATGTGATGTATCCGTGCATGTCCCCCGTCGAGGAGTATCTGGAATGGCAGTACAAGAACTGGCGCAAGCCGTACTTTGGCAACCCATCTGCCCGTGACAAGTACATGAATAAACGAAAGGTAAAGGGAAAATGAGCTGGGACAACTCAAGGGCGGACAATTACGACAACCTGCTGTGGGTGAATGACGCCACGGACCTTTCTGTGGTCCTGCGCGGCGTCGATCCTAAGCCGGGCGACTATGCGCTTGACGCGGGCTGTGGGACCGGCGCGGTGGGTGCCGCACTTTCCCCCTACGTGAAGCACGTGGACATGCTCGACTCGAGCGAAGAGATGCTTGAAAAGTGCAGGGAGCGGTGCATTGGCGACAAGTTCACAATAGAGGCGGCCAACATAGTTCACGGCCTCGACGTTCTCGCCTACGACATAGCGGTCATGCGCATGGTTCTTCACCACGTAGTGACCGACGAAGTCGTTGCCATGGCGTCTGTGGCGAGCTCTCTGAGCGCGGGTGGGCGCCTGTGTGTTGTTGAGGGCGTGCCTCCGCGTGGCTGCCTCGGCTGGTTCACTGAGATGTTCAAGGTGAAAGAAGCCAGAAATTGCTATACCCCCGACACCCTTGTTGGGCTTGTTGACGAGCAGTGCAGGGTGAAGCGCGTTGACGTTGTGGTGCAGCAGGGAATGAGCCTCAACAACTGGCTGCGAAATAGCGAAAAGGAGCAAGCGAAGCGCGACAGCATTTGGTGGCTGCACCAGGGTGCCCCTCAGTATGTCAAGGACGCCTACAACATGCGCTTTGTGGACGGAGATATCATCATGGATTGGCAAACCTGCATCGTGGTGGGGGTGAAAGAGTGAACCACGAGCACGCATTGGTCGAGACGGACAAAATTCTCCGCGCCGCAGGCGTCCCGTACTGGATTTCCTTTGGCACTCTTCTGGGGTTCTATCGCGAAGGCGGTGTCATACAGGGCGACAACGACCTTGATTTTTGCTGCAAGACAGAAGATTTGCTTGGGAAAGAAAAGATGGTGGCGCGAGGGCTGCGCAAGCTCAACTTCAAAACCAAGGTTCACAGTGCCAAGAAGAAACTACGGGTAATCGGTGTCTGCGGAGACATAGAGGTGGCAGTCGCAGCGTTTCAAAAGAAGGGGGCCTACCGAGTGCGCAACACATGGCGCATGCCCGCCCACTTCTTTGAGTACCCCGGTAAGATTGTGTGCTACGGGCGCGAGTACCCGTGCCACTCCCCCATTGAGGAGTACTTGGAGTGGGTGTATTCAGACTGGAAAACTCCTATGCCAAAGCATCTGGGGCGAGCCCTTTACACGAACCTCGTACTGAGGAAGTGATATGAGTGAGAAGCGCCCCGGCATTGAGACGGTCGTAGGCTACCTGATGGGGCAGAGAAGCCCTATTGTCATTGACCTTGGTGCCCACACGGGGAAGACCACGAAAATATGGCTGGATGCCGGCGCCAAACTCGTTGTCGCTGTGGAGCCGCTGCCTCGGAGCGTATGCAGGCTTGAGGAGCGATTCAAGGGTGACGAGAGGGTTGTCGTGTCCGCCTGCGTTGTTGCTGCCGACAAGGGGTACTCCCAACTGTATATCCCGGATAAGTACAAGGGGAAAGACCGCTCTCAGGGCTGCACAATATTCAGGGAGCCACTGAAGGAGAAGAAGCGCAGCGGGAAGATTACGGGGTACGGGAAGGTTCCCGTGATGTCGTATCGCCTGACAGACCTCCTGAATGCCCTGAAGAAGAGAACCCGTCGTCCCGTCGATTTGCTCAAGGTCAATATTGAGGGCGCCGAGTACGACGTGCTTGACGGTGTGCCAGAGGAGATTCGTGCGATATTTGTGTCGTGGCATTCTCATGCCCCATTCGACACCAAGCAGTATCGGCGCAAGTACGAGGAGTTGTGCCGACAGTTTAAGTCTGACGGGTTCAAGCGGATAACAAAAGAGTCGCGCGGCGACCACTTATGGGAGTTCTGGAAGAAATGAGAATAGCAACCATTCCGATTGAGGACAAGACCTCTGCGTCCAGGCGCATCAGGTACAAGGCGTTTCTGAAGGCGCTGCCCAAGGGGTACTCGTACAGCAAATACAAGGGCACGTTTGACGGCTTTCAGGTGCTCTATATCCAGAAGCTGCTGAGGGACTGGACAATTTCTGCGGCAAAGAAGGCTCAACGCAAAGGGGTTGCCGTTGTTCTGGACATGGATGATATTCGGGAGAACTGGAGCGACAAGCCGTACGACAAGATGATGCGCTATTGTGATGCCGTGACAACCGACACCGAGGAGAAGCGCCACGAGTTGATGAAGCATACTGACCTCCCGGTATTTGTCGTGCCTGACACAATTGATTACGGTGCCATGGAGGAGCCCCCCGTGATTTTGCGCGACAAGATAACGCGCATTGCCACGTTCGGGCGCTGGCAGAATGTCGCGGCGGCAAAGGATTATCCGGGAGTTGGGCTGTACGAAGAGCGTGTGTACATCTGTGACCGCAAGCTACCCGGGTTCAAGGACTGGATATTCATGCGCTGGTCGGCTGACACCCTTATCGATATTCTGCGCGACTGCGATCTGGCCGTGCTTGCCCACCACCCCCACTGGGCCGTGAACATGAAGTCAAATAATCGCCTTCTCGTGTGCATGGCCATAGGGCTGCCGGCAGTTGTGTCTGACTGCATCGCGTACCGTTCAACGGTTGAACAGTGTGGGCACCCTGAGCTTGTCGAGTCGAATGGTCTCAACACGGACAGGAAAGCTGTGTCTGCTGATTTCCGTGCGCATGCCACCAACTACCACCCGAGTATTTCCGGGAGAAAACTTGCAGAGGTATTTGATGTCGTTACGAGCTGAATTTGTCCGCGCGCTTGAGTTGCTGCCGAGCCTTGGCGAGTCTCCGGTTGTCCTTGAGATAGGCAGCCACCAGGGCGACGGCGTAAATGCAATGCTCGAGGCGTGTCCCAAGGCCAGCGTCTGTGCTGTGGAGGCCGACCCGTCAAACTTCCCGAAGCTCATGGCGAATGTGCCGCGGCATGTGGACATCAGGATACTTGCCATTGGCAGCGTCACCGGGAGAGTCAGGGTGAACTGCTACTCGGGGAAGGACAGCCGGAACAGTTCGTTGTACAGCGAGGTTGGGAAGGTGCGCAAAACAAAGGGCAAGGTGGAGACGGTGCCCTCCAGCAAGCTCGATGATTTCTGCGACAACATTGATCTGCGCCCGGACTTCATCCGCTTTGACTGCTACGGTGCCGAGTATGAGATATTCTGGCATATGGTCCCAGAAGTTGTGAAGAGGGCCAAGATGGTTCTGCTGACCATGCACTGCAAGGGGGGGCTGTTTGACGGCTTGCTGTATGACGGAATCAGACACGAGATCAGGGCGGGAATGAAGCAGGCGGGGTTCAGGGTTGAGATGCGGACAGCGAAGAAGCCACATAAGCACCAATTCGTCCTTTGGGTGAAGGAGTAGAGATGCAGGTATTTCGACCAGCAATGCAGACAGACAACATCCTTGAGGCCCTGCGCCCGGTGCTGGACAGTGGGTGGATTGGCCTCGGGCCGAAGGTCGCTGAATTTGAGAAGGCTCTGGCAGAGAGGTTCCATGTCAACCACGAGCGCGTGTGGGCCACAGACAGTTGTACGTCGGCACTTCACCTCGCAGTCAAAAATCTGGGACTGCAGCCTGGCGACAAGGTGCTCACCACACCAATGACTTTTGTGTCCACCAACCACGCCCTGCTCTACGAGGGGCTGGAGCCGGTGTTCTACGACGTGACGTGGTCAACGGGATGCGCCGACCCTGAATCAATAGAGCGCATGCTTGAGGAGGTTGACGCCAAGGCTATTGTCATTGTGCACCTCGGAGGGTATCCGTGCGACATGCGTAGAATAGATGGGATTGCTCTCGCAGCAGAGATTCCGATAATTGAGGACTGTGCGCACGCCATGGGAAGCACGTATATGAGCGGCGAGCCGATCGGGTGTTCTCAGAACCAGTGCTGCTTCAGCTTCCATGCGGTCAAGAATTTGGGCATTGGCGATGGTGGCGCGCTCGTGATTCCATCACTGGCGTCGTGGAAGGGTGAGCCGCCAAATAAGATGCGCTGGCTGGGTATCGACAAGGACACTATCTCCCGCATGTACAGTGATGGCTACTCGTGGGAGTACGGCGTTCCGCTGGTTGGCCTGAAGGCCCACATGAACGACATCACGGCCACGATTGCCCTTGAACAACTGAAGGTTCTCGACGAGCACAACCGGCGCCGCTCTGAGATTGCCGAGTTCTACAAGAAGAACATCACGCTTGAGGGAACGCTATTTCCGAGCCATGCGCCGTCGCTGAGTAGCAACCACTTCTTTCCCGTGTTTTTCGCTGACCGCAACACGGTGTACCGCAGGCTGTCGATGGCGGATATTCACGCAGGGATGCACTACAAATCAAACCACCGGTATCCGATGTACGACGTGTGTGAAAAGGACGGCACGCTGGACGGTGCGCGCTGGTACGAGGAACACGAACTCACCCTTCCCATTCACCCGATGCTGCACAATGATGAGGTGTGGCACGTAACGGAGATAATCAACGAATGAACATACTGTTCCTACGCGGATTCTTTCCGAAGGACCGGGAGAACCCCAAAGAGATTCTGTACGACAGCATCGAGGACGAGACAGATCAATGGACGGAGCTTGCCTACGCCATGACCGGGCCTTCAGACACGTGTACCGTCCTCTATGGTGGTCACAAGCGCACGGTGCGGTACTCTGAGAACTTCGAGGTCAAGTTCGTGAAGCGGCTACAGAGCTACGTCCACCCCGTGAAGCCCGACATGATAATTGCCCGGGGAGGGTTCCCTGAGTACATCCCGATATTCAAACGATATCACTGGGCAATAAAGGTGTACTACGGCGCCGGCAAGAGATTTGTCCCCGAGTCGTCGTTTCTGGACTACGACATGGTGCTGGTCGATTCCGAGAAGCAGAAGGCCCGTGTCAATGAGCTCTACCCGTACATGCGTACGAGCCTGTGGATAAAGCCTGCGTCGCACATATTTGGATATCGCGACAGGCAGCAGAAAAAATACGACGTGTGCTTTGTGGCAATTCACCCGAAGGACAAGAGGAAGCGGGTGGGCTGGGTATGGGACACCGTGCCCAAGGATCTGTCCGTCCTCCAGCTCGGAAATCCTCTGAAGGGGAAGAGGCCGCCGAAGAACGTGAAAGTCAAGCATGTTTCACGTGAGTCAATGCCGAAGGCCATGAGCAAGTGTCATGTGGGCATAGCGCCGTACAATCGCGATGATAGCTGTCCGAGGGTGGTTTCTGAGTTCCTTGCCTGTGGACTCCCCGTCGTTGCCCGTGACAGTCTGCAGATATGGGGCTATAAATACCCCGTTATCCTCGCTGACAAGGCCCATTTCTGGGACCAGGTCAGGACACACAAGGCGTATTCGCTCACCGGGGAGCCGGATCATTACTCGGAAATGTACGAGAAGGATCTGTCCCTCCCGGTTGCCGCAAAGTACCTAAAAACCCTTATTCGGAGCATTGAGCATGAATAACGAGATTCTTGCCCGCGCTGTGTTTGAGCGCATATCCTCAGCAATGGACAGCCTCGCCGGGCGCCACGGGAGGCCCCTGCGCTGGTTCCACGCGTTCGGGACAATGCTCGAGTATGTGGCCGACCGCACCTTCTCAATCGATGCGTACGACATCGACATAGGGGTTTTCTTCCAGGAACTCGACGAAGACATGCTCCAGAAGGCATTTGATGCGCTTGGCTACAAGGTCAGCACGTCTATCAAGAATGATAAGGACGGTCGCCCGCTCAATATTCACTGTGTGCCGGCTGAGTCGCGGCTGCACGGGACGCCCACTGTGGACATCTATGCGTTCTATCCGCGCGGTGGCGACTACCTGTACACGTACGATTACAACCGGGAGGGCAAGAAGGTTCCTTCGAAGTACGTGTTCAAGAAGACCCGGAAAGAGCTGCTTGAGCCGGCGCCAGAGACCATTGCGCGTATCCGCGGGGCCGCTCACCCGGAGGCGTCTCGGTTGCTGGGAGAGGACGGCATCTGGCGATATGACGTATTTGAGGACCATGGGCCGTACAAAATGCGCATTCCCTTTGCGTACGGGACACTTCTCGACCAGTGGTATCCCGGGTGGCGCTTCCGGCAGTACTTCCGTGGCCAGAGCCAGTCCCCTGATGGGAAGGTTGTTGTCAAGTCCTGCGAGGATCTATGAGCTATACGCCAGAAAAGAAGAAAAAGGCGATCGACGACATCGAGATAATGCTGCGCTGTGCCGACAAGGCTGGCATACGGCACGCATTATTCATCGGGTTTGGCCTTCTCCTTGGGATAATCAGGGAGGGCGACTTCATTGGCCACGACGACGACGTTGATATGTGCATTCTCGCGGACAAGATAACCGCTGAGCAGGAGGCCGACTATTTCCGCCTGCTGGGCGAGTGCGGGATGTTCTTTGCCCGGGGCCACTGGTGTACCAGAAAGTGCCCTGATGGCCATCAGATAGACTTTGCAGCCATTGCCAGAAAGGTGAAGCGTGGCGAGGAGGCTGTCCTTGCTGAGGAGGTCAACCCTGAGATAAGCCCGCATCGCCTGGCGTGGTTCACACTGCGCCACCACGGCGACAACAACAAGTTCTGCCACTGGCTCATGTTTCCGTGGAATGGCTACTACTGGCACACAAAGGCCGGTCGCTGGGTGACCCGTCGTAAATTCGACCCGAATGTGATTGAATTTGACAAGAAGACCGACGACGCGATAATGAAGGGCATCCCACAGCAGCACCTTGAAGAGCTGATGGAAATAGAGTTCTACGGCCTGAAGGTCAATATTCCTGTCAATTACGGCGCCTGCCTCGACTTCTGGTATCCGGGATGGGTTATCCCAATGAAGGGCGGGGCGAGCGCCAAACAAGTACTGTGCCGTGTCAGGGACTGGCTCGATGAGCGGACCTGGACGGTGAAACTGGTGAAATAGGAGGAATAGCATGAAAGGCGACAGAGTTTACGCTGGAAGCGACGAGGATGCTCGATGGGTGCCAGAGGGGGCTGCACTCGCTGCGTACAAGGAGAAGCGGAAAAGGGATGAGAAAACGCCGGAAGAACCGGTCGTCTCGTCTGCGGTGGTCAATGTGCCTGAGCCCGGGCCTGACGAGAAGGTGAAGGCAGTCGTCGTCGATCCTGAGAAAATCGTGGTTGAGGGCGATGATACAGAGGTTTCTGAGCCGATGGTGTCAGATGAGGATGCCCCAGAGCTTGCCGCTCTCGCCAAAGAGGTGTTCTATGGATTAACTACCGAATATGGTGAGTGCCCGCAGTGCAAAACCCCCAGTTCTCGCATTGTTGCAGTGGGCGGAGACGGCACTGTGGAGCTGCAATGTGCCTCTGGGCACAACCGCACCGCGTAGCAACAAATGGCGTCCGTGTAGCAACATAATGTTGCTACCGGCATTTTTGGGTGCCTTGACGATACGCATACATGGTCGATATATTCATACCTGAATGCGTCATTCGCCAACATCCCACGCCAGGGCTCTTTCTGGTCACACGGGAAGGGCCCTTTTTCTATGCGCAAGTACAGGATTGATTGCCCGGAGGACATACACAAGGGCTACAAGAAGCTGTTGCTGGGCATAGAGGTGGACAAGGGCGAAATAACAAGGGTTTACATACACTGTCCGGACGCGAAGTGTCGGCAGTGGTTTGAGATGCGCGCAGAGGGCGAGATGGTGCAGTTGAAGCGTATGCCAAAGAGCTATCATTTCGATTTCAAGCACTTGCCAGCATTGGTGGTGGACCATGGGGATGGCTGATACCAAGGAAATTCGTGCTCCGAATATCTCCACCAACATCCCTTATCGGGAGCTGGAGAGTTCGAGTAACGACTTCATCAATGACATAGAGCGCAAGAACGACGACTGGCTCACCAAGACGCGCTCTCAACGAGACAGGCTTTTCCGCAACATCCGGGCCTACGTGCCCGTAGACGGCAGTTCCTGGGACCGCGAATCGTACAGCAAAATCGTAGAGGACGGTCGCCACCCGGTAAGCATCGATGTAGCGAGCCGCAAAATAGACACCCTCGCAGGCTCAATCTTGTCTGAAAAGTGGGACTTCGACTTTCAGGCCCTCGATCAGGAAAACAGTTGGACCCTCCAGAAGCTCAAGCACTGGTATCATGCAGACGCTGAGCAATACAACTACCACAACAGTGAGAATCGATGTTGCCTCCGCGGCCTCCTGCACAGCGGGTACGAGGAGCTTACGGTCCGCTACGACCTCCGCCCACAGGGTGCGCTTGCGTTTACGTCGCCCCAGAGCGGCATGGTACTGAAAGACCCCTACTGGATTACCGATGACCTGAAGGACTGGAAGCGCGCAATCAAGCACGCATGGTTCACCCCACAGGAAATGATCGACAAGTGGGACATCCGCGACGACACGTTCCGCAGCATTGCTCGGGACCAGAGCAATTCTCAGGAGGATGTGGGCTTTTCTGATAACGTCGATACGTTTGAGCGCGTCCCGAACCGATGGGGTGACAAGTATCTGGTCATTGAGTACCGCTGGATAGAGGAAAAGAAGACAACCAGGCTGTACGGCAAGAACGAAAATGGCGATTGGATTGAATTTCCGCTGGATATTGAGGGCCGTGCCGACGTTCAGAAGTACATGAAGCGCTACAAAATCACCGATTTCAGCAACGTCAAGGAATTTCCATACACCTCTCGTACGCTGAAGCTCGGCGTGTGCTGCCCCGACATCTCGCGTACGACGTTCCTGTATGAGGGCGACCACGACGTTCAGTGCGGGTTTATCGGCTACTTCCCCTTCAGTGCATGCCGCGAGATGGGTATCGATAAGGGCGTCATGGATGCCGCAATCGACCTCGTGCGCACCCTGAACTACCGAGAAGCCAAGAAAGACGACATTATTGCGTCGCTGGCGTCTGACATGAAGATCGTCAACGTCGATGCACTCGACACCTCGCAGACCACGTTCCGTGAAATCAGCGAGAATGCTACGAAGCCTGGATTCATGGTCGCTGCGCACGGTGACCCCCGCCTTGTGATGGGGCAGGTTGCCAACAAAGAGGTTCCGTCGTCGATTATGCAGGACATAGGGCAGACCCTGAGCCTGTTCAACGAAGTCCTCCCGGTCACGCCAGCGCTCGAGGGCACGGGCCCACAGTCTGAGTCCGGCGTTCTATTCGAAATGCGGCATGCGGTCACGAAGCTCGGCACCCTGGTTCTGTATGACAACTGGCGCCAGCATCTTATGAACAAGGGCGAGGCGTGGTACAATCAGGCGCGCATCACCTATAAGGACCAGTACCGCAAGATTCGCGACGGCGACACTGACGAGGAAATCGAGTTCAACCGTCCGCAGTACCGCGTTGACGGCGAGAGCACAGAACGGCTCTACGAGAACAGTATCTCTGATTTGCCGCGGGCCAACGTGTATGTGACCCTGCGCAAGGACAGCCCAACTCAGCGCATTGGTGAGCAGGCCATGCTTTATGATATCACCAAGATATTGTCGGCGCACCCAGAGCTGTTCCAGGCAGAGATTCGCATTCTGACCAACCGCATTCTCCAGACCATAGAGCTTGATCCGCAGGAGAAGAAAAAGGTCGAGATGCTTGGCAAGCTCAAGGAAATGCGCGACATGCTGCAGGCGATTTCTGAGATTGAAGGTACAAAGGCCCAGACTGCACAGTCAATTCTGATGCAGAAACAGGCCCTACAGATGCTAAAGCAGATGGCTCAGCAAGCTGGTGCGCAGCCAGGCGGTGCCCCCCAAGGCGCAGCTCCTGGTGGCCCTTCACAGGGTCAGCCTACCAACTCGCAGCCAGAACAGGTTGCTCCCCCCGAGGGCGGGGGTGATTTCTCGTCCCCAGAGGAGCAGTATATGGAAATTCCGCAAGAGGGTGCGGAATAAACGTGACCCCAACGCCCAAGCGGCGGATTGGCTGCCAACAGCCACATTCGATCCCCCCGTACGGCAAAAGGAGTTGAAGAGATGCCGAGGACATTCACGAGTGAAGAGGAGCGACAGGCCGCTCTCGACGCTCTGCCTGAGACACCACCGTCTGGTGCTGACGTAGACCAGTGGCAGGTAGAACAGACAGAAGCAAGAGACGAAATCCTGTCGGCCGAGATTGTTCCAGAAGGCGCTCCCCAAGAGCCCCCTCCGGAACCGTCGCCGCAAGAGACGCCCGTTGTCCAGGAGCCGACACAGGAGCCCCCAGCCCCTGCCCCGCCAGCCCCGGAACCACAGCAGGCGCCAGTCGGCGAAGGCCAGGTTTACTTCACACTGCCCGACGGTACTCAGGTCCGCCAGGAGGATCTGCCCGAAGAGCTTCGTGGCTATGCCGATCCGAGAGAGGTGCTGAAACAGTTCGGACACGCACGCAAGTATGCGAACGTAGCCGAGACGCGCCTTACGGAGTTGACCACGGAGTTTGCAAAGGGTCAAGAAGACCAGCGCCAGTTGCGAGAGGAGCTTGAAGCGCTGAAAAAGGGAGGCGCAGCAGCAGTTCCGCCGACAGCGTTGCCGGTTGGGATGATGCAGCCCTCTGGGTATGCGCAGGCGCCCATTCAGCCCCCAGTTGCACCGGGTGTGCCGAATGAGCAGGTTGTTGCGGTCGATGCTATGCTTGCTGAAATTGAGGGCATAGAGGAAGACCCGCTTGTAGATACCGATCAGCAGAAGAAGACAAAGGCTATCCTCAAGACGCTTGGTGAGAGCGTTAAGTCGATGTACCAGGAAAATGCGTCACTGCAAACGCTGGTTGTGCAGCAAAAGCAGGACTTCAGCCAGCAGCTCGATGCGGTTTCTGGTGACTCAAAGGCTCAGAAGGAACTTCTTGAGAAGTGGAAGAACGAAGCTGATTCAAAGACCACAGCGGTAACGGTAACCGCCGAAGTTCGGTCGCTTCAGGGCGAACACCCTGAGCTGGATACGTCAAAGCCGGTGTTTTCACCGGATGGAAATGGCGGAGCGGTTGAAAATGCCGCATGGACTTTTGCAAACAAGATCCTCACGATGAAGAGGGGAAGCGGTCCACGCGGATGGGACGAAGTAAATGCTGTAGTGAACCAGTTCAATGGAGAAGACACCGAACTCATGGCTTTTTGCCAGAACAGCGGTATCTCTCCTGCGGATGCAGGGATTACACCCGACGACCTGCAAGGCTACGCTACGATTGTGAATGCGTACAACATGGTTCAGGGCAAGCAGTTCAATAGATTCACTGGGCAGCTTGAGCAGATGCGGAATCCTTTCGGTAAGCCGGTCAATTTTCCATCGATTGAAGCCGCTTACCAATACATGCTCTCGCAGGGAGGCATCACAAAGAAGCGTCAGGAAGACGCCCTCGCCCAAGCGGAATTGCGGGGAGAGCAGAAACTGGAGTCAGCCGTGCAGAGAGCAGCCACCAGTGCCAAGACAATCGGCTCTGATGGTGCAGCGGGTCCGGAAAGTGCCGGTGGTGAAATGACGGCAGAGCAGGCGGAAGCAGAGCTCAACCGGATTGATTTGGCAGAAATGGAGAAACTGGGGTCTGCAGGTGACCGCCAATTGTGGAGCCGGTATGCAAAGGCATACTTCGTGAGCATGGGTATAAAGCTCCCGGTCCCCGATCACTGGCCTGCACTTCCACAGCAGCAGGGTGTCCCGGCTGTATAGGGATGAAACGCGACCTCCGAGCGCACCAAGTAACGTAAATCTTTAGTCGGAGGATGCCTTATGGCTCTCAGCCAGTACACCGATCTGGGCACCATGTCCGGTGGTCAGAGCGTTATTCGCAACTTCTCAAGGGAACTGCGAAGACGTGCCCTCCCGCGGGATATCTACACGAACCTGCGGGCCAAGACCATTCTTTATGATGGTCAGCGTCTGGAAATCCCTGCGGGGATCTACCAGCCGATTGCTCCGAAAGACAGCGCTGGCGCGAATAACATTCGTGTCACGATGAAGCTCCCCATCAACGCCAACATCCTGCGTGGTCGCACGGTTGCGTTGGGTACTGAGGTTCCGCCGCAGGTGAAGACGGGTACTCTGTATCGCGCGCCATACCGCTTCGTTATTCAGGATGAGCCTGGCTACGGTGAGGACAAGCTGGACGCCGAACCCTACCGGCTCTATCAGGCTCACGTGGACGACCTCTCCCCTCATGCTGCGGCTGAGGAAGGTCTGGAAATCCGCATGGCGCTGATCGAGACGAACGGCTGGAACCTTATGGCTGGCTCAACCGCCAACCTGGCTCCCGCCCAGTGGAACCGTCACGCCTTCGTGGTGGGCCTCAATGCCGACACTCAGCCGGCGTTCCACCCGACGTACGCGACGTACACCAATCGCATCGTGAGTGCGATGGACACCGTGAGTGGCGGAGCAGGCGCCTTCACCCAGACGCAGCCTCAGATGTTGAGTGGCTGGGCCATGGATGAGATGGCCATCTTTGCGCTTCGCCGTCGGATTATCCCGCTTCCTGGGAAACGTCCGTGGTACGTTCTCACCGTTTCACAGGTGCAGGCCGCGTACTTCTCCAACCCGAACTTCACGGACACCCTTGGTGACCGCTGGACTGCAATGAATCGTCTCAAGGACGAGCCGGCGCAGAACTGGTATGGAACCCTGGGCAAGTGGATGTCGGCTGCTGGTGCTGATATCTACGTCGTTCTGGACGAGCGCCTTGCTACACTGCTCCCGTCCGGTAGCGCCGAACCGTTCGGGCTGACGGCTCACTACATGTGGCCGACAGACAACGACGACCGCCGGCTGGACAACCCGCTCGTGCGCGATGCCATGGTTCTTCATGGTGCTGGTGCGCTCGTGAAATGGGAGCCGGAACCGATGCATTACGTCAACGACAACTACGACTACAACATCCGCAATGGCTACGGCTATGCTGGTGTGCGTGGTATTCAGCAGCTCCAGTTCGATACATCCCCTGTGGATGCAACGGGCGTCGGGCGTGAGTACTTCGGGTCGGCGCTTGTCATTGGCGGCCGTTACCGTCAGACCTCGCGCACTGCGTAGGTTTGGTGGGTTGACTGAATGGGGAGGGGGCCTTCGGGCTCCCTCTCTGAAAACAACTCTCAAGGAGTAGTGTCATGGGTGCACCGATAATGGGTGATTTTTTCAAAAGTCAGGAAGAAAAGAAAGAGATTCAGCGCATTGAGCAACTCAAGAAACTTGGCCGCACGTTCATCCGGGTGAGGTATCTCGGTGGCGGGCAGATGCCAAGGATTCATGGGACATACGGGGTGCGAGCGTATCCGTACACCGACATCAGCGGCAAGCAGGAGTGGAAGACCGCAGAGGAATCTGCTGTCCTCGAGTTTCAGGAAGACTCCGTGGGCGCCCTGGTAGCAGATGTGCTCGATTGCGAATACAATAGGTTCTGGCTGTCACGCCATCTGCCTCCGAGTGGGGAACTGGAGATAGATGAGCCGGCAGTAAAACGCGAGATTGCAGCACTCAGCAAGAAGGAGTTCAAGGTCGAGGTCTCCAAGTTGGATCAGTTGAAGCGTGACAAGGAGCGTCTTGACCGGGAAATTGCCACTGAGGAAGCAGTCGAGGGAGAACCTACTGAAGTCTCGCCTGAAGAACCCGTTGTGGAAACACCTGAAGCAGACGAACCGCCGACCCCTGCGCCAGAGCAGGAGCCACCCAAGCGCCCCAGAGGCAGACCGCCGAAGGCAAAGCGCAAAGAGGATTCGGATCGCCTGAACGACGAGGTGTAAATTGGCCACAACCAGTCAGTTGCTGACTTGGATTGAGCTTGAGTGTCACGGGTGGCAGCGCGAGGGCGCCCGTGGCTCTCGGGCCCTGTTTAATGAGGCGCACACGATTCTCATTGCGCGCCGTTCTGAAGACAACATTATCATCGACGAGACAACGGGCGACTTGCCATTCTTCACAACTGTGGCAGGCACATACCGTTATGCGGCCCCGTCCGCGGTGTGGCTTGTCGATTCCGTGCTTGTCGATTCGCACGTATCGCTCGGATATGACCTGTCCTGGAGCGAGAACGTCGATTGGTCTGCTGAGCTCAAGTGGTTCGGTGGCAAGGAATACCGACGCATTCTCAACGTGCGCTCTCAGCAGGCAACCTCCAGCGAAGATGCGTGGCTGCAGTTCTTTGGTGGCCTCGACCCGGGCGACACAATCTCTACGTTCCGGCGCATGGCCTATGCGAGACCACGCCAGATTACCAGTGACGCAATTCAGCATCAAATGCCTATCGGAGCCGACGACTACCTGTTGCAGGCGACGGCAAAGCTGATAGATGCAGTTGACGACCACCAGCAAATGGAAGCCGCAAGGGCATATATTGAAACCACGCTCAAGCCGCTTGTCATGCGGAGACTTGGCGAAGGCGAACAAGGTGTTCCGAGATTTAATAGAAAACGGGCATTCTAGGCATGAGTACTGCGCGGGAAGTCAACCCCCGGAACAATAAGCCAGTTACCTACGAGGGTGCTCCTCGGGGCATGATACACAACGCCCCTCACGAGGACTTGCCTGAAGGCGCGCTTGCCAGCCTCACCAATGCTCTTGCATACCCTACGGAAATTCGCCCACGGAATGGCACCAGAATAGTCGAGTGTCCCATACCCCCTACATTGTCAGGGCGCAGTGGTTACCGCGCTTACAAGGTGGGGAATCGGATAATTTCTGACACCGCCATATTCAGCGTTGCCGACATCAGCCACTGGTGGGTGTGGCCTGGCGAACTCGGGGATCAGCACGACGAAATTCAGCAGTACGTGAGTCCTACCGAGGTGCGCACTGGTACATCTGGAGACATTGCGTGGACTTCCGGGTGCTGGATGCATGCCAGAATCAACCTTTGGGAGTACCACAATGTGGCTCGCAAGGTCGTTTTCCAGTGGGGCAGCTCACTCTATCAGGCAGATGTAGAGCTGTCCGGCGACGGCGTGGTGCAATTCACCAACCGAACGCTGCTCCTCTGCCGCTCATCAGAATCCCTTCAAAATTCAGATAGTACGTGGGACCAGGTTGACAGGCAGGGCCTGATATTCAACCCGGGCGGCATGTTTGCCGTTGATTTCGACAAGACAGAGTACTGGAAACGCAACACGCCTGTCCCGCAAGCCCTTGTTATTCCAAACAGTAGAACGCCTAGCCTCCCGCACAGGTACTCGTACTTGTATGCTATGGCGAAGCTGGATGGGCAGGGCCTTCGCGATCGGACCACCCCTGGCGCCGACATTTTGCAGCAGTCGGGGAGCAATAAACTTGTTGAAGAGGGTGTTGTCGTCCGAGACTATGGGGACATGTGGACTGCGCGGCCGGTTGGTGATGGCAGCCTTACGACAGGGCGCCTTGTGTGTAAGGCCCTGAACGACACGTATAAAGACCCAACTCAGTGGTCGGCCCTCGCGTCTCCTGGTGGGTCATTCACGCTGCTGATAAACGGTGTTGAGGCACAGTTCTGCGTGGAATACGGCACAGACGGGTACAACGTGCAGAGCCTTGGCGACGTTGCGCTGGCCAACCAGACAGAAATCAGGAAGGTCTTTCGCTACGCCACGAGTGAATACGACTCTGCAAACGAGCGCTTCATATTCACCGCGGGGAATATCGCTGGGAGCACCATTGGTTACGGCAGCGCCGGCACCGGTGGGACAGATGTGTCTGGCTGGCTCAACATAACGCTTGCTGACGACGCCGAAGTGGACAATGCCTATGCGTATCAGCAGGATATAGAGGTCGGAATACTGCGCCCACCGCTCCAGGAGTTCTCGTCTGGGATTGAAAAGACGGTAAGGGAGCGCCACTGGACGCATTATGTGGTGATTCGAAGTGAAGACATTGGGCCCGAAGGGCGCGAGTCGCGCGTTGACGACATCAGCGGAGAGATTCTGCCTCCGGTTGAGGTTATTTGGGTCATGGATGCGCGCTGCGCCGGGGCCTTCTGGGCCTCCAAGGATACCAGCGGGGTCATCACCGCCATCATTGGGGAGTTTGAGCACAAGGACGAGGGCACACCATTCGACTGGGAAGATGGCGAGACCGATACGCTTGGCACCTATATCGATAGCACTCATATGCTTGTGCGTGGTGGCGACTACTACTATGGCGAAGCTAAGGACATACAGGCCGCGGCGATCGGGGGCGGCCGTGTCACCAGGGCGTCACAGGAGGGCTACATTGTCACATGGATATCCGGCGACGACTTCTCTGGGCTGACTCCGGGAGAGACGCTGTGGACATCAGATGGGCATGAACTGGTGATCGAAGAGGTTATCAGCGACACGGAGGTTCGGGTGACCACATCCGGGACGCGCACAATTCAAGGGTTTACGTGCGTTCCCACTGGCAGAGTAATCAACGACACCATTCCCGACGGAACGCTGCGCAATCGTGCGGGCGAGCGCCACGTTGGGTTCTTTGTCCACCGGTACAAGAGCAGGCTGCCCAACCTCGCGCTCGGAATTGTCGTCCCTGGCTTTGCCATCGGCGGCAACCAAAACGGCAGTCTGCTCCATTACTCTGAGCTGGGCGTGTCCACGAAGTACATGTGTGGCTATTACTTCCCCAACAGGCAGGTAAATGACCGCATAGAGGGTGCAATTCAGGGCATCAGGAAGGCCCCCAACAAGTTCATTGTGTGGTGTCGTGACTCGACATGGGGTGGGCCGACGAACGTGTCTGACTCGAATATCAAGAGCATCCCGAACACCAATATTCAGTACGCCGTTATCTATGCTGACGTTCTGAGTGAGAGCATTGGTGTTGTGGACGTTGGGAGCATTGCCGACCTCGGAGATGGCGTGTTTGAGATGCGCTGCCAGGATGGCTCTGTGCGCCAGTTCAACGGGACCGTGTACGACATGAACCTTGGTGACCTGACAATGGACCCGCAGACACAGCAGGATCGTGTCCGCAAAGACCTTGGAGAAACGTGGCCGCAGAGCGCTGGCGTGTACAGTACCCGCGGAAACCTTGGATACGTGCTATGGGAAAAGCAGAAGGTATAAGGACTTACGGGGTCTGGCTGGGCGACGAGCCCGTGCCGGGAGGCGCCTTTGACGAGGTGGTGACAGAGGTGCCGAGTGCTATTCAGCCAGCGATGGCTGGTGCGGAGCTGCCGGAAGGCGAAAAGGGGTTGCGAGTGTTGTCAGATATCGTGAGAATTTACGAGGGAATGCGGCGCCCCGGGTGGTTGTACCGGGACTTCGACTGCGCGGTGCGTTCGCTCCCCCCTCTCAACGGTAAGGCACACTTCGCCAGATACGGGAAGCATCAGATAGACCACTTTCTGTTCTACACGGGAGACTGCAAGGCGTTGAAGGACTTGTTTGCCACGCTGATGCTGCGTTGCTTGAGGGCAGGCAGGATGATAATGGCTTACGCGGATGCACACCAGGTTTTGAACCAGAGACTTCTCGGAAAAGTTGGCGTAATAGAGAGCGAGCACTTTGCCCATGGCGACGTTCTACACAGACTTTAGCACCCTTGGAACGGGGATGAATCCTGGTACTTCCGCCGATCCGTGGGGGTATCCTCGGTGGCTTACGTTCATAGAGAATGGTGGGGATGCCGCAGGCTCCATTTTCCGCATGAATGGGACATATGATTACCTTGATGTAGACGTTTTCATGGGTAATCCCAACCAAACACTTGACGGGTGGAATCGGTCAGAGGGTGGGTTTGATGCGTGGATAATCACTGACGAGTTTGACTACTACGGCTCGGATAAAAACGCCGATGGCCTTACCACGGCGCGAGGGGTTCTGGGCAACCTCACGCTTACAATGCGGGTAATTTCTGATAGCAATGAGTACGCCTGGAAGTCGTGCTACATGCGCCACGCGACCTCTCTGCAGGTCGACGTGGACCACAGTAGCTGTGTATTCAGGTTTGAGGGGTGCACAATCCACTCGCCGCTGTTCGCCGTGGGGTACAACGGCCAGATAGGCAACGTATACCGGTTCACCGACTGCCTGTTCCTTGACTGCGAATTCGATGTGGCCAGCAACTACACGGTGATTTGCACCAACTGCACCTTCGTGGGCAAGACGCAGTCACAGGTCGGCAACGGCACCAACATCACGTATATTGGGTGTACGTTCAGCGTTACGCTGTCTCGCGACATCCCGAGCGACATCACTACGTTCACCACGCAGAACATGCGCTACTCGCTGTTTGGGCTGCCGGAGCAGGACAATGCGTTCACCGGATACGACCACGGGTATGCCGACGAGGACAGGCAGGGTGTTGGGGCGTTCTACTTTGGCATCCCCGCAGCGTCTGCATCGGTGGACTCAGAGACCGGCGCCGCTCCTGACAACAAGCAGTTCACCGGAACCGAGGATGCGGCTGTCACGGGGCACTTCTGGGACTTTGGGGATGGCACAACGAGCGACGAGAAAGACCCGGCCCACACCTACGAGTCGCCTGGCGAATACGAAGTAACGTACGTAATCACCGACGCCTTGGGCAACACCTCGACGACGACCCTCACCATCTACATCCACAACTGGGACTACGGCTCAGGGTATGTCGTGAGTAAGACCGACTTCTGTGCACGCCACGCCATCCCTCAGCAGCCCTCTCAGGGCGTTGGGTGGTCGTTCTACAACGGGGAGGCATTCCCGTACCCCATTGGTAAGACGGGCACCATTGAGCTGCAGAGTCCTGTGGATGAGAGTGTGCCGCTGGTGATGGACGCCACGACGTTCAAGATCCACGAGATGGGGCGTGACGACCAGTGGAAAGACGGGGAAGATGAGTACGCTGGCTCTGAGATTGAGAGCGAGGTGATATACCCCGAGCTGTACGCGAAGCTGGGCTCCGACATCTACCGGCACAGTGAGACGCATATCAATGTGAAGCCGTGGTACAAAAACGTGCGCTCTGTGGGCGAGTTTGATGCCGATGGATACCGCCCGGGCATGTCGATGGACGCTGCGCTGCGCCAAGACTCTCTGCCGACAGACTTTGTGGTGACCCGGGAAGTGCCTATTGATGGCCAGATTGTGGCTGACAGACACTTTGAGTCGAAGTTCATCCAGCTCGTGACTCGCGTGGTTGTGGCTCCATGGCGCCTGGTTATGACGCAGATGTGGGCAAAGCTGTTCAGCAAGGGCAGTGCGCCACCCAAGAAGCTGATGAGTGAGATGTCGTGGGCGCTGGCATGGTCAACGCCTCTGTTGTGGATTGGCAGAGACCAGTTGTCGCCGACAATGGACCGCGCAACCGGTGTTGCTGCCGGTGGATCGTTCTCGAATACTACGATTGGCCCTGACGGGAAGTCGGGGAGCGCCGTTGTGATGGGCATCACAGACAGCCTGACTGCCACAATGGCAGCAACTGGCTCCGGCGACTTCGCTGTTGGCGTGTGGCTTCGCAGCCTGTCCGATGAAGTGGTGATATTCGACGACGGAGAACTGCGATTGCGTGTCCGTTTTCAAGACGAAGGGTACGCATTGCGATTTGAGGATGATAACAACGACATAAGAGTGTATCTTAATGAAACATATGCTGCCTGGACGCACCTGGTGGTGGTTCGTGACGGCTCATCGTTGATTGTATATGAGAACGGGGCCCTTACCAACACTGCCAACCTGCCCGATTCGACGGAGAGCTATGGTGGGGCGGTTACGCTGCTGTCTGGTGGCTGCCAATTCAGCGACTTGCGGATAGTGTCGAATGCTCCGGACCTCGAGTCGGTGCTGTACATGCACCGAGACATGACTGAGCACCAGGGAGACACGACATGCCCAATTTGGTAGATGAACAGTATCAGAATATTGTCCGGGACATTGACCCTGCCGATCCGGAGTCGCAGCGCAAGGTGATTGACCTGGCAAACCAACTGAACGCACAAGTCACGGCTCTGAGACATCGCGTCAAAGAGCTTGAGGACAAAGTAAAGCAATAGGAGGATGGCATGGCTGTACGCGAGAGAGCAAGTATGTCTTACCCGATTTTGAATGGCTGGTTCGACAATCCGGCGCGTGTCTCGGGTGACTATGTGGACATCGACGAGATTCGCAAGGGCACAAGTGCCTACGTCACGGAGATGGGGCTCAGCGCCGTCGTCGAGACGACCCGCGCGAACTTCGTTGACATGGGGGTTGTGCTTGGGGACACCGACAAGGGCGAGTCTGTTGTCGGTTACCTGATGGGGCAGACAGAGCAAGAGATTGACCGGTACGTTCTGGCCGGTCGCCAGACACACCCGTTGTGCTTCATGCGCATCTACTTTGGCACCTCATGGAAGCGCGGCACCGAAAGTCGGCATGCTGATACCGATGCACGTGAAATCAAGTTCCTTGGCAGCGTTCGCCTGTAAGGAGTAGTCAATGGCTAAGTCGAGATATAAGTGGCTCAAGGAAGAACAGACTCGCGCTTCGCGCAAAGAGTCGAAGTCCCTGAAGGAGCTGCGCAAGCAGTTGGCAGTGGCCGCGGGGCCGCCGCTTGGCTCACAGGCCCTTGGCAACACTGGTCTCGGTGAAGATGGGCAACTACAGCCATCCAACCCGACACAGATGGTCGGGACGCAGGAAGGCCCCCTGATGCTCCATGAAGGAGAGGACTTGACGCGCAACCCCGATGGCAGCATGACGGTTACTCCGGTCAGCCAGTCGCAGCTCAAGGGAATTGAACGGGATTATGGGATTCCAGGGGCGCAGAGGGGCGGGACATTTAGGCCATCAGCAGCCGAAGCCAAGGGGTCCGGTGGAAGGGCTGCTGCGGGAGTTGACCCGCGTGTTTTGGGTGGGGCAAGGCCCCCTGCAGCCGTTGCGAAGGGTAGCCTGAGGGGAGGTAGGTCATCGGCACAGATGGGAAACCTGGATCTTCCACTGGCAACCTCTGACGGGGTGGCAGCAGGTGCGGGCGCTGTACCATCGACACAGATGGGGAATTTGAACCTTGATCTGAGCGCCACCGGTGACCCCAATGCGCCTAACGCGAACTTGGATGCATTGAATAACCCCCCGGCAGACCCCGCTGCTACGACACCCGTGGCACAGGTTGGCCAGGGCGACAGCCTGTTCAATCAGAGCACTGGTATTATGAGCCAGATTGCCGCAGGGCAAGACCCGCAGCTTGACCAGCAACGCCAGTCGGAGCGCATGCGTTTGAAGGGCGAGGAGCAGGCTGCCTCTGGTGCGCTTGCGCAGGACATGTCTCAGCTTGGCATGACTGGTCGCGAGGGCCTTACTGAGCGCGCGATGCTTCAGGGCCAGTTTGGTGGGCAGGAAGTCGAAGCGATGCGCGGCATCAACGAGCAGGCCGCTGCGCGTCAGATGCAGGCGGTGAACAGCATGGCGACACTTGGCCTGCAGAAGTCTCAGCAGGAGTACACTCGAAAGGTAGATGCCGCACAGGCCCTCATAGAGGCTGGCGGAGCAGACAACTTCGCACAGGCGTCTACTGCGTTTGAGTCCTTGTATGGGGTTCCGCTGAACACCGACAGGATGCTGACCGCAGAGTCGCGTGCTGACTTTGCGTCTGGCATGGAGAATATAACCAAGTACATTGCAAGCGGCATGGGCTGGGACGATGCATTCACCGCAATGCAGAACGACGGGACCATCGACATGCTTGGGATGGCGCCAGAGTCGGCCAAGGCTATGTATGAGAAGATGGCACTCAACGGAGACCCTGTCTACCAGGCCATGAATTCCCTGGACGACGATACGCTTGCAACGCTGTTCCCGGACATGGACCCCGCGGAAGCCCGGTCCACGATTGGGAAGATGCATCTCCTTGGCGTTGGGACGTTCGACGCAGATGGCAAGTTCCAGATAGACTACGACATGCTTGAGAGTCTTGGACTCAGCGTTCCTGGGGGCGGTGGGGGCCCCGGCGGTGGTCTAGCCGTGACGCCAGAGCAGCGAGCGACTGCCTTCGGTACTTTCACCGAGAACCTGAACCCTGAGCTTGCGGAGAACGCTACCCAGAGCGTGTGGGAGAACCTTGGTCAGCCGACAACGCAGGAGTTTGAGACATGGTACAATAGCGGAGGCCAAAACATGCTTACAATCATGTCAAACCCCGCCGACTTTGAGGCCGAGTTTGAGCGCATTTGGCGTCTTACCTCAGAGCACAATTCAACCGATAACCCTGATAAGAAGGCGGCCAACTCTCTTGAGCTTTCTAACCTGCTGTCAGAAATAGCCCCGAATATGACAGTTGAGGACTGGGCGAGGACCGGGCGGTGGATGAACGACACTGTTGCACCACTTGTTTCTGATGACATCCGTAGAAATATTGAACCGACCACTGCTGGAGATCCAATAACAGCAAGACAGGTAGAGCTTGGGTGGTTTGACAACTATGGATATTCGCCTGACGAACTCGCAACAATGGTGGCAGACGGGACTACGTTGACAGAGGTCGTTCCGATGGCCGTTTACGACAACTTTGCCGCCAAGGGCTGGGGCGAGTCCCAGATCGTAAGTATGTGGAAGTTCTATTCGATGGGGGTGTCTCGCCACCTTTGGAGCAGCGAAAACAGGAGTGGTCTTGAGGGCGCCCTCGTAGGCGAAAACGCAGTAGGGACTTTCTAGGGGGGGGGTATGATATGGGTGTAGGAACAGTGGCGGGAGCGGGCACACTCAGTACCATTGCGGATATCGGTGGCCTCGTATTGAGCGCCATTGGGATGTCCAAGCAGGAAGAAGCCGACGAGGAGGCTCGCCGCGAGGCAATGATGATAAATGCGCGGGACTTTTCTCTCAAAAAAAGAAGCCTCGCCTCATCTATCGCGGCACAGCGTAGCCAGTTGGCGTTCCAGAGACAGCAGAGTGCACGCGAGTGGAAGTGGAGGGAAGAGGAGGGCGACTACCAGAAAGCCCAGGCCTTTCAGCAGAACTTTAATGGGGTTCTCAACAAATCCCCTGGGCTGCGCAACAACCTTATGCAAGTTTGGAAAACCGGGAGGTAGCAGATGGGCGCTCCATACCCTGTAACAGACTTTATTGGCGGTTTTGGTAAGATAGCGTCGCAACTCGGCAAGGTTGGAAGATCTGCTGACAACACGGTTGCTGCGGCCGAGCTGCGCAAGAAGATGAAGAACTTCACTGCCACAAAGAGCGAATTTACAGCCCAGCTATTGGCCTCTCCTACGGCGTCGGACTGGAGCCAGCAGAAGCGCTCGGCAATGAAAAAGAGGGTGGACTCAATAGAGGAGCCTGATAAGTTCCTTAACTACGTCGCCCAGTACGAGCTTCAGAAGAGGGCTGTTGCCGAGCTTGGGCTTGACACGCCCCCCATTTTTGGTATGAGCTTTCCTATATGGGAGAAACAGGCCAAGGATCGCCGCAAGAGCACAATAGCCGAGACGGCCAACATCGCCGGCCAGTCCTCGCAGGTGAGTATGATGGGGCCACAGGGCGCCGCTCCAACCGACGAGGATATTGGCAGGAGCAATGTTGAGAACCCGGAGCTCGCCCAGAGGCTCGGGCCTGCAGATGATTTGCCTCCACAGGAGCCACCGAGCCAGTTGATTCCCGGGGCACAGAGCACGCAGGAGCTTACCCAACAGGTCGCTGGGTCGGTCCCCGATGTGACTGGACAAGAGATTGCCGCCACCGGCCCCGGCTCTCAGCTTCAGGAGAAAGAAAAGCAGCTTATTCAGCAGGGCCGCACTCCCGAGATGGGCCAAGACCCTGATCAGCAGCTCCTTACTGAGACGAAGGCGCGTGGCGGGCTCCAGTCCATTACGGGTGCCAACTTCTATGTGTACGGCAAGCAGGAACAGCTCGCAGGGTCAAAGAAAAAAACCTCGGATGTTGACAAGCTCCTGAAGCTCATGGCTGGTGGGCCTGACGAGAAGGCGAACATCAAAATACAGCAGATGGCGCAGGAGACCGGGCTGCCCACTGACAAGGACGAGTTGCTGGACCTCAAAGGCAAGCTCGAGAATGATGGGATTCGCTACCAGGGAGAAATCAAGGCTGCCGAGGAGCAGAAAAAGCTGGCGACACAGAAGGCCAGCGGTGCGGCTGCACCCAAGTCGCCGACTCCGAAGACTGCCGGCCAGTCCGAGAAGGATTTGAGCACAGTCTTGAAGCGTGAGCTCCAAGCAATATTCCCGAAGAGTGTTCAGGCTGACACTGATGCATTTGGCAAGACGACTTATCGCATTCTCCCCAACTCGGCAGCGGCACAGGTGTGGGCTGTTCCTCGGTATCGTGCGGCCCTTGCACACATGTATTCTCCAAAGCTGGCCGAGGACTCGGAGATGCCACAGCCAACACCGGAGGACTTGAAGGCCGTGCAGGCTATTCTTGCACAGCAGAGCGGTGGAGGGGGAGGCGGCGCACCAGCGGATAACCGTGGCGGAGGATTTTAGTGCCTCTCGATATCGCACGTCAGGATAGTTTTCTTGGCGCGGCGTCCGCACTCCCTGCATACTCAGGGTGGTCTCCGGACGACATCCGCTCCAACGTCACAGAGGTGTTGTCCTCTGGGGACGAGGGGCGTATTGCGGGTCTGTCGTCTGCCCTTGGTGGTCTCGATGCCTACGGCGGGTGGGAGTCACAGGCCATCTCCCAGAACCTGTCAGAGATATTCGTTGAGCCGGGCGCGGCAGCCCCGAGTGCCCCTGCTCCAGCGCCTGCACCTGAACCTGCTGGACCGGACCGCACCGGAATTCTAGGAGAGGTTCTTGGCGAAGGCCCCATGGCTCCCCCGGGCCCCGAGCGCACCCTTACTGAGGCTGCTGTTCCTGACGCCACTCGTGTTGACATTGAGCCAACAACCCCTCCAGCAGAGACAGAGGAGGAGCGCCAGTTGCGCGTGGGGCAGGAGGAGGCGCCCCCCGGGCACCTCTACGCTGGCGAGGACTTTGTTGCGGCGTCTGACGATCCTGTGGCGCCCGCCCTTCCCGAGCGCGAAGAAACTGTTGTTGCGAACAGTCGCAATGAGGCTTCGCGTAAACCGCTGGTCGGTGTCAGCGCGCGCGAGCTACGCAATCTGGCGAAGTCACAAGGGCTTGAGGGTGACGGTGAAGTTGGCACAGCGGGCTGGCTGGCCTCTCTGCCTGAGAACCAGCAAAGATTGGTCCTTGACCGCTCGGGGGACAATGTACAGCGGACTGTGAACCAGCAGCTAATCGAAGACGTTGCAATTGAGGAGAGGGTCAACCCGTTCGTATCGACCGTTGCCGGAATTAGTGAATCTGTCCCGGGCAGCCGTCTGCTCCGAAAGGGCATCGCATCCCTTGCCGAAGGAACCGTTGGCAAGGTTCCCGGGGCAGTTGGTAAGGCTGGCCGTTCGGTTGCAACGAATGTCCGCGCCGTAGACCGTATGGTGGATCAGGCACGCAAGGAAAACCCCGAGTTGTTTGTCGGTGGACAGATTTCTGGCACAGTTTTGCAGTCCATTGGGATGGCGGGGCTTGTGGGCAAGGGACTCCAAACCGTTCCGTGGATTGCTAAGTCGAAATTTCTCACATCTGCACTGACCAGAACCATTGTTGCGGGTGGCCTGTCTGGCGCACGCACTATCGACGACCTGACAGAGGGCAAGGTGGCACTAGGCGACGCCCTCTTTGCGGCCGCCCGTGGTGCTGGCGCCGGCTTCGTGTCAGTGATTCCAGAGGTGTATGCTCCCGCGGGCGCCCTGCAGCTTCTCGCACAGCCGCTGGCCGACCTCGCATATGACGCTTGGGTTGGGAGCGCTGTCGGGGAAAATGTTGTCTCGGCGGAGTGGATGAAGCAAGAGCTCCTGAACCTCGCCATTGCAGAGGGGTTTTCCATCCGCGACGTGGCGTCTGGTGCCAAATTCAAGGTTCTGCAGGGCGCGCAGCGCGCCGAGATAAAGGGATGGATCAAGGGCAAGGGCAAAGAGGGGTTTGCAGTCGTTTCCGATGCGAAGGTTGACGAGTTTGGTGCCCGCAGAGACGAGCTGTTCGAGCCAGTCGCAGACAAGCTCGCCGGGGACGCCCTGCCGAAGATGCAACCCGGAGCACAGTTTGAGCAGCCAAAGCCCGGGGCGGGGCCGAAGCAGCCAACATTGGATATCGCCAAGCCGGGGGACACAAAGCCCGAACCGGAGTTCAAGGCCCCAGCGACACCGCAGGAACTGGCAAAGGTCACGGAAAATGCCACAAAGAATCTCACAGAAAGCACTTCAAAGAGCCCCGAGGTAGATGCGGCCGACAAGATAGGCGCGCGCGTCCTGAAGAAGTTTGAGGGCACAACCGAGCCAGAAAACACCGCGGAAATTCTTGACCCGACGCTTGCGTTCGTGCGTGAAGCCCAGCAGCCCGGCGTTTCCGACAAGATTCGCAAAAACACCGAGGCGCTGGCCGACCTTTCGCACGACGAGGTCATGGATATGCCGACGCGGCCTATCTATGTCAATTCGATATACAGACTCGCAAGCCTGAAGAAGCCCTTTTCGATAGTCTCGGTGGACTTCCGCAACCTCGGTGGCCTCAACGACTTTTTTGAGGGCAAGCTACCAGACGCCAACGGTGAGTACTACAGCAAAGAATGGGCAAGCAAGCACCCTGAGTACTTGGATGCCGATGGCAACCCGCTGAAGGGGCACGATGCTGCCAATATTGCCATGCGAAAAGGGGGCGACTTCCTGAAGCAGGAGCTCGACACGCCGGAGTCCAAGATTGACCGCACTGGTGGTGACGAGCTCAATGGTGCTGATGCTGCCCGTGTTGCCGACGAATCACGTGCGGCAGCAGAGAGGGCGTCCTCAGAGTACGATGGGTATATCCGAGGACTTGGCCTGCACGAACTTTCTCACCCAAAGAACGGTGGCATGCCCACAGGCGTTGGAATGGACGTTGGGGCAGCAGATCATGTGGTCGGGCGCGACCCAATGGCCACATCTGGTAGTGCAGGCGCTGACGCAGAGGACGCAAAACAGCAGTATTTGAGGGATGTATCAAATAGAGACATTGACGCAGGCGGGAATCGTCGATATATTGAAGACGAGACACGTGCGGGCCGATGGAAGGAGAACTCAGATTATGTCCACGGAGATGGCGAACAAGCGGGCCGGCTGGGACAAGCTGACACACGAGGAGTATCTGGAGATGATGGACAAGCGCCTGGCGGAACGCCAGAAGCGCCGAAGCCAGCCCCAACCCCAGAGCCAGTAACGCCCAAGGCTGAACCGCCCAAGAAGCCCCCGCCACCCAAGGCAGGGGCCAAGCCCAAGCAGCAGCCAAAGCAGAAAGAACGCAGTTTCCCCAAGACGGCCGAGAAAAAGGGTCGCCCTGGCGGAACTTCGCGTCTGTATACCCCCAAGTCAAATGTTGAGAGCATTAAGAACGCCGACGCGGTCATTAGGGAGCGCGGGTGGGAAGGTGCTGAGCAGTGGGTGAAGTCCGACGAGTCCAGCGGCTCTGAGAAGACCGTTGTGGCCATGCGACTTATTGACCACTATCAGTCCGTGTCAAATAAGGCTGGCACAGGCAATCCTGCGCGCGCCGATGCGGCGATGTCGAAGGCTATTGAAATTGCTACCGAAACGTCGGTTGCCCTCACCAAGGCTGGCCAGGAGATTCAGGCCGCCAGAGTGTTTGGGCGCCTTCTCAAAGACCCCGCCGGCGTGCTTGTCGCTGGGCAGAGACGCCTCGATCAGATAAATAAGACTCGCCCCGACAAGCGCAAGCTCGTGCTGCAGACCAAGGACGCAAAGGAGCTGCAGAGGCTCGCTAAGATTGCTCAGACATGGGACACGTTGGACAAGGAAACCAAACAGGTTCTCGGTGTCCTCGAGCGCGTGGTCAGCAGCGGAGAGCTCACGTCTTCGGACGTTGAGTCGCTGAAGCTGATGCAGACAAAGATTCACGACGCGGTTGGCAGTGAGCCTGTTCCTCTGAAGGGTAAGGCAAAGAAGCCGAGCCTCAATAAGATGCTGCAGGGCCGCCTCAACACCATGGCTGCCGAGCGCATGGACAAGTACAAGAAGTCTCTGACGCAGGCGAAGACCCGCGCAGGGCTCCCGGGTGACGAGATGGCAGACCTGGCGATTATCGGTGCTGCGAAACTTGGCGAGACCGGGCTGAAGTTTGGCGAGTGGTCGAAGTCCATGATGGGTGACCTGGATGAGCGTGTTCAGCCTCACCTCCAGAAGATATACCGTCGTGCTCGCAAGGTTCTGAAGACTGAGCGTGCCCGTACGCAGGCCCTGTGGGAGCAGGCAACTGCTGTTGACCGTCTGGTGAAGCGCATTGAGTCTGACGAGAGCGTGCCGCAGGAAATGTTTGAGCACCTGAAGGAGCGCACTGCATCAATTGAGGAACTGACCGGCGACGCGCGTACCGAGGCCATCCTTGAGGTGCAACAGACGCTTGAGTTGCTGAAACCCCCGAAGTTCTGGCGCAGGGTCAGCGCGCTCCAGACAATAGCACAGCTCCTAAACGTAAAGACGCTTGGCAGGAATGTTATTGGCAACTCACTCATGCAGGCGGCAGAGCGAGTTATAGACCTTCCGGCGACAGCCATAGACATTGGTGTTTCCAGGGTGACCGGAGAACGCTCAGTGACGCTCGGCAAGGGTGGCACGCACGCCTTTGAGGAGATGTACAAGGGGTTTATGAAGGGCGCCCGGCGCTCCATAAAAGGGCTCCCCACTGGCGACGTTTCAACCAAGTTCCAGATACAGGGAGCTGCGTTCCGCGGCAAGGGTGCAGAGGGTCCGTTCAAGTATGCTGAGAAGACACTCGGCTTCCTCGAGAAGGCCCTTGGTGTGTCGCTTGGTGCCACTGACCGCGCCGTGTACGAGACGGTAAAGAACCAGTTGGTTGGGGAGATAGCCGAGCTGGCAGCGATCAACAACAAGGTTCCGAAGGCAGACCGCAAGGCATACGTTCAGGACTTTATGAAGAACGCCCCGGATGCGGCCATTGAATTGGCTCACCAGTACGGCAAGTATGTCACGTTCCAAGACGACAACTTTCTTTCCGAGGGAGCCGTTGCACTCAAGAAATTGCTGAATGCGAAGAAAGATTTCGGTGTTGGCGACCTCGTGCTGAAGTATCCGAAGACGCCGGCCAACCTTCTGGCCCGTGCGCTTGAGTACTCGCCGGCAGGCATGGTGAAGTCGATGTACCACCTCGGCCGTGCGGTTGCAGGACACGAGTTTAATCAGCGCGAGTTCGTCCGGTCGCTCACAAGGGCGGTCGTTGGTGGTGGTGGCCTCACTGGCATGGGTTACGCCATGTACAACATGGGAATAATCACTGGGGATGCAGAGAACTACAACGTCACGGCCTTCGAGCGCGAGCAGACGGGTGGCGGCCCATATCGGGTGAACGTGTCCGGGCTCAAGCGATGGGTTTTCTCTGGGTTCACCGATGCCGAGGCTGCGAAGAAGAGAAAAGACGACATGCTTGTGTCCTACGACTGGGCACAGCCGCTTGCCATATCCCTGTCGCTGGGTGCGAATATTGCACAGGCTCGACAGGAGCGTGCGTTTGAGAGTGGCGACTACGGGGCAGCATTCGACAACACGGTTGATGCGTTCTCTGGTGGCGCCCAGTCCATTGCTGAGACCCCTGCGCTGGCTGGGCTGCAGACCCTGTTCGGTCGTGGCGTACCAGGCGACGAGGGGAAGCAGTACACCCGCGCCCTTGCCCGGGTGTTTGAGCAGGCACCGGCATCATTCGTGCCGACGTTCGTGTATCAGGTTCGCCAGGCTATGGATAACACCGCCCGGGAGAAGCACGACCCCAACACATTCAAACGCGCCCTGAATAACGTAATAAATAAGCTCCCGTTTGTTGAGAAGATGCTCCCCGAGGCGTACAACACGCTGGGGTTGGACAAGAAGCAGATATTCAAGAGCGGCAGCAACTCGCTGTTCAATGTGTTCTTGAACCCGGCGTTCGTAACCAAGTACGACGTGGACCCGATGATAGAAATGGTGCTCACCCCATACGAGGCTGAGCGCAGAACGGGTCAGATTCCGAGGCGTGCACCGAGAAAGCTCACGTTCAGCAAGAAGGATGCAATCAGCAAGCTGGGCGTAGACCCTGCGGATGTCAAAGAGCTGGCAAAGATTGGTGCCTCGAAGGCGAAGGACCGCATTGAGTTCAACATCTCTGGTGAGGAGCGCGCGGCTCTGCAGAAGTACATGGCTGAGCTACTGACGCGACAGTTCCGGCGTGCCCTCAAGAGACAGCAGGGAGCCACTGGAAAGGACGCATGGAAAAACAAGTCTCCGGAGGTACAGGAGAAGATACTGGCGAAGCACGTGAGTTTTGTAGGCGAGATGGCACGGCAACAATTCCTGCTGAAGAAACTTGGCAAGATAAAGGCATACTCTGTATCTGACAATGACTTGCTCAAGGAGTAGTTTATGATGGACCCGAACGCACTGTCGAATATTTTAGGTGGAGTACTCGAAGGTTCAATCGGACTGGTGGGTGGCATAGTAGTCACCGTCTTTGCATTCAAGGTCCGCGGCGGGAAGAATGGCAGCGCAGAGGCGTGTTCTGGTGTGAACGGGCACTGCAATGACCACAAGGAGTTGGCGCGTGACGTGAGGAAGACCAAAGAGGTGTCCATCGCGGTGCAGACAGATGTGAAGTGGTTGGTGGCGGCAGCTCGTAACGGCAATGGCAGGAGCCATAAGAAGTGACCATCCGTAAAGTCAGCAATGTTGTTATAGAGAACTGGTCGGGCCTCGACAAGGCTGCCCACTCTCTGCAACGCCAGATAGACGCGCTCGAGGACGAACTCAGGCGCGCATCGTTTGGTGGTGGTGGAGGCGGGGCCGGAGAGGTCAACACGGCTTCCAATGTTGGCGTTGGCGGGGTTGGGCCATACAATGCCAAGGTTGGTGTTGACCTTCAGTTCAGAAATATCAACACGGCCTCCGCTCGACTGTCTGTGGTGCTCGATGCCCCAAACAATGAGATCGACCTCGACGTTGTTCAGGCGCAAATAGACCACGGCTCTATCGGAGGGCTGGCAGATTCTGCCGACCATGCCTGGGCCCTTCTGATTGATGGTACGCGACCGCTGACTGCTGCGTGGGACGCGGGCGCATGGCAGATCCGGGCCGAGACATTCCAGAGCGACGTGGCTGCCCCGGCGGCACCATTGGTCATTGCCTCCAATGTGATGGTAACCAACCTCAACGCCGACTTACTGGATGGACAACACGCGGCGGCGTTTGCTGCGGTGGCTCACTTGCACGACACCCAAACACTGCTACTCGATGGCGTCAACTCCAACGGGGGTGCTTTTGCGTTTGATACAACCGGCGCCGTCACATTTTCCAACACGGTTGCGCTGACCACCTGTGTCAACGCGGGTGTGGACACCGACAAGTTCCTCGTCCTCGACGCAGGGGACCGCATAGACTTCCGCACGGGTGCTGAGGTTCTGAGTGACATAGGTGGCGTAGGCTTTCACCAGCAGATTGTTACCGTGGCAAAGGCTGGCGCACAGTTCACCACGGTGCAGGGCGCAATTGATTCCATCCTCGACAACACCACCAATAAGCGGTACGCAGTTGTCATCTCCCCCGGCGTCTACACTGAGAACGTGGTGATGAAAGAGTACGTGTCCCTCGTTGGCAGGGGTGGGCACGAGGTCACGGAGATTACCAGTGTGGCGGGCACTACGCTCACCTGTCCTCCCGGTGCGAGTGATGCGTCTATCGAAAACATTAAACTGTCCTCTGCCCCGACCGCCAATGGTGCTATTGTGCTGGCCATGACGGCTGGGGAAGTAGACATATACAATTGCTACATTGAGCAAGCGTCTGCCACCAATGGTATTGTGGGGACGCTGATAGCTCACTCAGGTGGAGAGTTGTTCCTCCAGAACTGTAAGCTCAAGTACGATTTTAGCGGCACCGCTGCGGGGGTTGGCACACACGCCCTTGTGGATGTTACTGGCACGGGCAAGTATGACTTCTTCCAGTGCCATTGGGAAATAGAGGTTGCCGACACGAACGATAGCCTTATGGTGATGCGCGAAACTGGCGCGGCCAATATTACCGAGGCGATGGTTAAGGACTGCGTGTTCCACGTCAATATGAGCCACGCGGCGTATTCGGGCATTGGCGCACTGTTCTACATATTGGGGCTTGGGACAGAGAAGGCTCTTGAGAACAACCATGTTCACTGTGAGACTGCGGGGAACGGCACGTTCTACGGCATGTATATCAACAGCGCGGGCGGGGGTGAGATACACACCACTGCCAACCGCGTGCTTATAGAGGGATTTACGAACAATATAGGCATACAGGTAGCCGCTGGCGATTTGGTTTCCTCCCACCTTGACGATGTGGTGGCCGATGGTGGGAACGCTGGGGCAGGCACGATAGAATATGCCTCTTCGTTTGCGGACGGCGACTTCGGCGCGAGTGGCACGATAACAGGCGAGAGCCTGGTAAGCACGATAGCCACAGGCACAGCACCTCTCGTTGTCGCCTCGACTACACTGAACACCAACCTGAATGCTGACTTGCTGGACGGGAACCACGCAGCGGCATTCCAGCCTATTGACGCATTCCTGACCAGTATAGGACTGTTGGGTACAGCGGCAGACAGGATGGTTTACACCACAGGGGTGGATGTGGCAGCAGAGACGGCTATCACGGCCTTCGGGCGCTCACTGGTGGATGATGCTGACGCGGCCACAGCACAGGCCACGTTGGGATTAGTGATTGGCACCAATGTGCAAGCCTACGATGCGTGGCTTACCTCTATAGCACTACTGGGCACCGCCGCTGACAGGATGATTTATGCTACTGGTGTAGACACCGCTGCGGAGACTGTGTTGACTGCGTTTGCACGCACCATACTTGACGATGCTGATGCGGCTACGGTGCTTACAACCATTGGCGGGGCGGACTTGGCAAGCCTTGCTGGGCTTGACCCCGGCGCTGGCGATGTGGGCAAGGTCGTAGCAGTGAGCGCTGCGAACACGTACACACTGGCTGCTGGTGCTGCTCCTGCTGCCCATGATATTCTGAGCCTGTCCCATGGTGACACTCTGGCGGCGGCAGTATCTCAGGGGTCACTGGTATATGGCAATGGCACTCCCAAGTGGGCGGAGCTTGTGATAGGTGGAGCGGGGACACTGCTGAGGAGTGACGGTGCAGACGTTGCGTGGGCCTCGCTGGCAACCGCTGGCATACAGCCCCTAGACGCTACGCTGACGAGCCTTGCCCTGCTGGGTACGGCTGCGGACAAGATGGCTTATGCCACTGGTGTGGATACGTGGGCAGAGACAGCACTGACTGCCTTTGCACGCACCATTCTGGACGATGCAGACCAAGCCACCGTGCAAGCGACACTGGCAGTTGTCCCGGGCACTAATGTGCAGGTGTATGACGCATGGCTCACCTCCATAGCGCTGCTAGGGACTGCTGCGGACAAGATGATTTATGCTACTGGCGTAGACACTGCCGCAGAGACCGCCTTAACTGCATTTGCCAGAACCATTTTGGATGACGCCAACCAAGCGGCTGTGCAAGCGACACTGGCCCTCGTGCCGGGAACGAATGTTCAGGCATATGACGCGACACTGTTGAGTATAGCCGCGCTGGGTACAGCCGCTGACAAGCTGGCGTACACTACGGGCGTGGATACGTGGGCTGAGACAGTGTTGACAGCCTTTGGCCGCTCACTGATAGATGACGCAAACGCTGCAGCAGGGCTGGCTACACTTGGGGCGTCTGCCAGCACCCACCTACACGATACCCAGACACTTGAGCATGATGCTGTCAACTCTGACGGGGGTGCATTTGCGTTTACCACCTCGGGCACACTTACTTTCTCCAACACGACGGCCCTAACTACCTGCATCAACGCTGCCGCCGACGTAGACAAGTTCCTTGTGCTGGACGCTGGAAACCGCGTGGACTACCGCACCGGAGCCGAGGTGCTGTCTGATATCGGTGGTGCCGCTGCAGGTGCTGCTCCTACTGCTCACACGCACGACGGCGACACCCTCCAGTTGGATGAGATTAACTCCAACGGTGGGGCGTTCCCGTTCACAACTTCTGACGATATTACCTTTGTCAAGACGCTTGTTATTGACGCCGACTCAGAGGGGGTTACTGTTGGTGCGGCTCAGGACGCTGGCCACACCTACGATGGCACCAACTGGATTTTCGACAGCCAGCTCGTGGGCACGGGTGACTACCACTTCCTCAACGGTGATATATTTGTTTCTGGCGGTGCGCTGGGGGTTGGTCGCACCCCGATATATGATGTGGACGCTTACGATGCTGCGGCAGAATGCATTGTCGCCTCCACCAGCAACTCATCGGCCCACGATGGTGCTTTTCTTGCTCTGAATGACAACTCTGAGATTGTGGCTCTGAAGATGTGGGGTACGACTGCGGCGGGGAGCCTGTACGGGCAGTTGAAGACAGACCTTGCCGACCTCTCTTCGTACCACACGCCACTGGCAATTGGTACACAGGCGGCAGACAACCTTTACTTCGGAACCAACGACACGCTGGCGCTGACGATAGATACCTCGCAGGATGCCTCGTTTGCCGGTCTAGTAACTGCTGCTGGTCGAATAACCGGCAAGGCTGGCGGTATCGCTACTCCGGCGTTTGCCCTGACTGGCGCACTAACCAATGGTTGGTATCTGGACGGCTCAGATTGGGCCTACACGCAGGGTGGAGTCAAGGTTGCTGAGTTCAACGGAACGGGCCTGACCGTAGTGGTGGGGGGGGGTGGTCTGACCATCCCTGACGCTGGGTACATTGGCTCTGCCAGTGACACGGATGCAATACAGATTGCTGCTGGTGGAGATGTGACTTTCAGTCAGGACGTAATCTTTGCTGGTAACGTTACTATTGTTGCTCCAAACGGAACAAATGCCCAACTGGAGTTGTGGGCAGACAACGGGGATGACCTCATAGACAAATGGAAATTCCTTGCCTCTCAAGGCGACGGCGACCTTCATTTTCAAAATGGGTCAAATGACCCCTGTGTGTTTTTCACTGCTACTGGACAGATACACGCTGACCTTGGTGGTGGAACTGGAAGCGTCACCGTCTTCGATGACTACGATGACCCCAAGGAGCTATCGACTATTCTTCGCGAGCAGAATTTGGCACGCGGATTGGAAATGGGCATATACAGCAAGACCGGCGACAAGTGGCACATGAATCTTAACAACATGGCAAAGCTGACCGCTGGTGGGGTGTACCAGAATCGGGACATGATTGAACGGCTGGTTGAGCGCATAGAACAACTGGAGAGGGCGGCATGAACAAGACACAGGCAACAATCCGCCCGCGGAAAAAGGTAGTTTGAACTCAGGACTTTTGACGGCCAAAAATCGGGCGTCGTATTATATTAACACGTTTGCGAAAGCGCAGGCGAAACTCGAGGAGGAGTAACATGGGTGGCAAGGCAAAGCTGAAGAAATCGGCCAAGAAGGTCGTGAAGAAAGTCGCTGACAAAGCTGTTCCCGTGAAGGCTGACAGGAAACAGGTGCGTCGTGAGCAGAAACAGGCGCAGTCGATGCTGGAAGTCAAGAAACAGTTGCGTGAGAAGTCGGTGTTGGAACTCAAGGGGGACATCGCAGACTTTTATTCCACCGTTGAGCAGGCAGAGGGTATGGAGCGGCAGGCCAAGGCCATGGAGCAGCAGGCGGCCAACATGAAGGCCGGCGCCATGCAGAACATCGGTGTGCGCAGGGAAATTATAGCAGAAAAGGGGTAATATGCCAACGTACATATTCGGTGAAGGCCCAACGGCTACAGTCAGTGGCACGCATAAGGATACGTACATAGATAGGTTTATTTCGGCCAACGATGCGTTTGGAACCGAGGCTACGCTACTGGTGGACAATGGCGATGGTGCGCTCACGCTGATGCGCTTTGACATATCCAGCATTCCTGCTGGCGAAACAATAGCATCTGCGGTATTGACACTATACGTCAATTTTGCCCCGTTTGGTGGTTCTAGCCTTTCCGCCCATCGCCTTACCACAAATTGGGGTGTAACAAATACCGCAGAAGGAGCCAGCGAGTCTCCTGCCGCAAGTTCACAGGCGACGAATGCCCGTGCGTTTGCCAATCCAACTGATACGCCTTGGGCTGTTGGTGCTGGTGGAAGTTTGGCGGCAGGGGATTACGATGGTGTAGCGGAAGCTACTACCGCAATGACCGGCGCAGAGGGTGCGGGAGATCCAATAACGTGGGACTTGGCTACGGCTGTCGGCGAGTGGCACGCTGGCGCACAGCCAAACTACGGGATTGTTCTCATTGGTAACAATGCCAACCAGGGGACATTCGACTCCCAAGAGTCAGTAACTGCGGCAGAGCGACCATTGCTTACTGTGGTAACTACTGGTGGTGCCGTCGTAGCAGGTTCCGCTGCTCGTCATTCTCCTTCGCGCCTTAGCCTCAACTCAGGACTTTCGCTGTGATCAACTCCATGAAGCGCTGGTATCCGAAGCTGCGTGGCATGGACCTCGTTATCTGCGGTGGCGGACGGGTTATCCCCAGCCCAATGATAATCCGTGGCGTCACCGCAGGCCGCAGGCACATATTTGACCGCAATATCTCCGTGCACACGGGCATTGTATTCGAGTGCCGGGGCCAGCTCCTGATCGCTCAGATGCTCACCAACGACGGCCTCAGTGTCGATTCCATGGAGGATCTGGTAGGCAAGCGCAAGAGATTTATTCTGGGGTTCCGCAGGGCGTCAATATTTGATGATGTGGGCAAGCGAGAGGCCGCGCAGGACGAACTGGCCTATATGTGGCGCCAGACCCTGAACTACGACTTCCCGGGCCTGTTCGAGTTCATTAACCCGAAGGCCAAGGACAGGCCGGGGGCGTACTACTGCAGTGAGCTGGCCAACCACATGCTGTTCAAGTACGGCTGGGACGGGCCGGAAATATTCAATATCAAGGTGTCGCCGTACGATCTGCAGACATGCGGTGGCCTGATGAATCTCAAGTAGCCCTGCGCTGGATGTGGATGTGGTCGCCCTCGTCTACTACCTGAAACGCTTTCCCAAGGGCCACTTTGAGCATTTTTGTGCTTATCTTGGGGTTCGGCCTCTGATCCCACGCCCTGTGCGTGTAATGGTAGCTCTCCATGAGGTGCGTACCCTCACTGCCGGACGTTAAATACAGGTCTTGATCTTTCTTCCTGAACAGCCGGGACACCACACGCAACCCCTCGGCGGCCTCCGGCACAAGATCGTCTATTCCATAAACCCCTCGCTTGGTGTACGTCGCCATCACCTCTCCTTTGTTGAAAGGGTATCGTTTTTCCCGCTCTAAAGGGGCAAGAAATCGCCCGGAAGGACTGTGGCCATGACAATGCCCACCCCGGCCGCCAGCTTGGTCCTGAACACGGAGATGGCGCCTTTGTAGCCTGTTATCCGATGCCGCAGGCGCTTATTCTCGACCGCCAGCACCTCTTTCTCCTCCTCAAGATGCTTAATGAAGCCCCTTTGTGTGTGAATTTGGCGGTTTAAATGGCCCACCTTAGTCTTGGCGTGTATAATCACGAGTTCTTCGATGCTCACTTCGTGCCCTCGTTTCGTTTGTAGGAGCCCTTGTACTTAAATGGGTGTACCTCACACCACGGGTTACCGCCATCCATCCACGCGATGGCAACGTACGCACAGCCTGGTGGCAGACGGCTCATCCAGTCCCGCTGATCCTTGTCGAGCCTGCTGCACATCATGGTCTTGCCCGTCGCCTCCTTGGCCTCGACCGCAACGTACATGTTAATTAATCTCGGGCGATACCCCGTGAAGTCTGAAATGCCACCCGACTTACACTGGATGGTGACCGCCCGCTTCTCTATGTACACCACCTTCGTCGGTGGCTGGTGACGGAAAAGCCGCCAGCCATGTTGCTTGGCCCAGTGCAGGGCCATGTCCTCGCCGGCGGTGCCATTGGATTGCGGGAGCCGTGTCACTTTTTCTTGCGCGCGGGCCTGATAACGGGCTTACCTGGCACGTGGAGAATGAGTGGCGACAGTTTCTCGGCAACGGCATCTGAGGTTCCAACAACTCCCTCGACCTTGGCAATAGACTTCAGGTGCTCCGGCTCGAACAGATCGTCCGGGTTCACCCCCATGTCCACAGCCATTTCCCTGAGTGCGGGGCCTGCAACGTCTGCGTCACCCCACACGCGGGACTTTCTGCCGTCCCGTATCTCATACCCGGGCACGTGTCCACCCCCATGTATCCACGCCTGACACTTGGCGATAGCCTTCTCGCTCCACTTGTTGGCCGCAACCAGCGTGTCGTAGAGGTCCGTACGCTTGTCTGGCTCAAGGGTGTCGAGGTGTTGGGTGATATCGAGGTGCTGTGGCAGCCCAAGTACGGCATTCATCCACAGCGGGCACACGTCAGTGCACTTGCAGAACATGCCTGTGCACCACCAGCCCTTGACGAGCGGCGAGTCCTCTGCATTGCACCTGTCCACAGTGTCGGCTATTTCCTTGCCGATAGCGGCCATATCCTCCGCTGAGAACGTGTGTTCCTTGAACCTGCGCGACGGCTCGAGCTCTGGCTGGAGAATGACAGCAGACACGGACTCGCCACCGTATTTATTGCGCGCGGCCCATGCATACGCCTTCATCTGCCAGTTGTACTCAGGTGGTGGCACCTCCATCATGCCAAATTTGTGGTCAATGACAGTGACGCCTTCCCCGGGCTGGACAATCAGCACATCGATAGTGCCTTTTTCTATGCCAACATCCTTCAGCGAGATTTCCTGCTCGGTTTTCAGTATACCCGGGAAGTCCTTGTGGATTTCGCGGCACTGCTCGACACACCAGTTGACCGCGTTGACATCACCCTGCTCAATAGCCGCCAACGATATGGTGATATCCACATCGCCAAGGGCATCCGCGGCCAATTTGTGAAGCGCACTTCCTCGAGTGGCCGCAGCAGAGGACTCTTCCTCCTCCGGAACCTCCTTCTGGCGTTGGAGATTAGCGCTCCCAGGGCAGAGGTGGCGAAGACCAAGGCTCGATGGACCCAACAAGTCGTGTTTGTTCTCACCCATTGAGAGCCTTCCTCAGTTCGGCGTTGACCTGCACGTAGTCGTCGTCAGTGAACTCGTCGATGGTTTTATCCAGCACCTTGACGGACTGCTGCATCACCGTGCTCAACTGCTCACCCTTGCCCTGTGTCTCAAGCTGGAGCAGAAGGGTCTCATATTCCTGCTGAGGAGACTGGCCAGCGGGAGCTTCCTGTTTGGGTGCAGGCTCAACAGGTGCCTCTTCCTGTGCAGGAGGAGTGGGCTCAGCCTTTGCCTTATTCTTGGCACCCTTGGGCCGGCCGCGCCCCTTGGGCTTTTCCTCGGCAGGCGGTGGCGCAGCAGCAGGGACCTCTTCCTTCTGCTCAGCCGGAGCAGCAGCCTCAACAGGCTCAGGCTTCACTGCCGCAGGGGCCGGTTCTGATTTTGGAGCGGGAGCAGGTTTCGGCTCTGACTTCTGACCGCCAAAAACTTCTCGGACAGATACGTCACCGTCTGCCACCGCAGTGTACACACCCATTAATCTCTGCAGGTCTGCGAGTCCGACCTCCTCGATAGACGGACGCGCGACGAACTGTAGGATCATTACCGAGGTCACGCCGTGAACAGCAAAGCGCTTGAGCATCTTCTCGCGGCGTTCGGGGAGCTTGGACTCGTCGCCGACGGCAATGCGGCGCGCCGCATGGTACGCTTTGTTGACATAGGCCCGCGGGATCGCCTTGAACGTAACTTCGCGGAATGCTACTGAACACGCAGCGTTCGCGGTCGTCATAATCATGTCGTCACTGTACCGCTGGCCGCTACTCTTCGTGATGCGGCGTCGGACCTGAATTGAATATGCCATATTGCTCTCCAAGTCATGGGCGACGCCCTCTGCCGTAACAAACTTCTGTCCAATATCCACCACGTAGCTTTTGATGCGCATATTGCCCCACTGACTGGCGGCTATCTCTGCCAAGCGCACAGAGGGGCCGTCGATCTCCTTCCCGTCCCGAGGAATAACGTATCCGCACGCGGCGGCGGTGTCTTCATCCATCGTGGCCATGGTAACGATGGCCTGCGACGCCTTTTGCACGCTGCGCGGATACTTGCGCGCTGTGGAAATTTGCATCTCAATATCAGCGCGGTTGGCAATCTCCATCGCGCTCTGTTCGACTACCATCGGTGCATCATTCATTCAGCCCCTCCTTTAATATGTGAATTGCTGTGTGACATTTTTGGCACACCCACACCACCTCCAGTGGCTTGCCGTAGTCTTCGTGGTGGGCATGGATTGTTCCCCTCACGGGCGCCCTGCCGCATCGCGAACAGATTTCGGGGCGCACAAGCTCTCCTCTTCGGCACGCCTTTCTCACTCTTTGCCGTGCCACTGCGGCCGGCGTCCAGCGCTCTCTCCTCATTCGCGCCAAACCACGCGCGCGCCTCCTTTTCATAACCTCTGGCTTGTGTGCCCAGCGGGTGTTTGATTCGTGGATGCTCTCGGGGTTGTTGCGCCGGTAGTCCGCGTCCCACACCCGCCTCTTTTCTGGCGTGGACCGCTGCTGCTCGACCTTGCACGCCTTACACCAGCCCTGTAGGCCATCGTAGCGCCCCCGCGACTTGGAAAACGCGGTGGTGGGCTTTGTCGTTTTACACCCGGGACAATACTTCGTTTCCACAACTCCTCCAGGCCCACACAATAAGGGCCGAGTACGAGAGCCTGGAAGATATCGCACTCGTTTAATGGACTGGGCCAACCCTATTGTATTCGGAGTTTCCAGGCTCTGCACTAATCTACTCCTTTCCCCTCGTTCGCGCCACCCTTGCCACTCTCTCCTGTTGGGGGGTACGCCAATTCGCGGAGCTTACCGCAGTCTCTGCAACGCTCAACCTTGAACATGGGCGTTTGCCACGTGTGTTCACACCCCTCAGTCGTAGCGGTGGGGGTGGCGTTGAGAGCCTTAGCTATGCGGTGAGCGTGCGTCTCGCTGGAAGAGTGGCACCAAATATCTGGCTTACCCACTGGGGTGGTCGTGTCACACACACACCAACTGTCGCAGCTCTCTTTGTCTACTTCGTACCTATCAGCCATTGTCACTCTCCCCTGTTGGGGTGATGAAATGGTCGGGACGCGGCAGCCTGTCACACTTATCACAGAGGGCGTTGAACGGGTCCCGCCCGCACCCATCGCACTCCTTTTTGACAGCGCCAACACGATACACACCGAACATCCCTAGCCCCTCAATGCGTAACACCATGCAGCCACCACAAAGCATTCCAGCGCCTTCAGCCTTGCCCGCTGGCCTAATCCGTTTCCACAATTCATCGGAAACCAGCAGGTCAACCTTGTAAGTTCTACCACATGACTGGCATGTGCAACCGTCTGTGCTATCCATTGTCACTCTCTCCTGTTGGGGTGGCAAGTGCGGCACGGATGGCGTCGATTACCTCTTGGATACTCCCAATGTGGTACTTGGCCCCGTAGGTGTTGCGCTCTTCGAGTTCGTCCATAAGTGCCAGCACTGTCTCGGATTCGTTGAGGGCCTTGGCTATATGGCGGCTCACCTCTTCCTGTTCGCACTTGCAGAGGGGGTTGGCTGGCCCCTTCTTGGTATCCCACACCACCTTCCCGTGTGTTAGGTATCGTTCAGCCATTGTCACTCTCTCCTGTTGGGGTGAAGCAGTCGATGCGCTTCTTGGGGTAGCGTTCACATGGCGGGCAAAATACGATTGAGCCGATGCTGTCACACCCCTCACACCCCTCAGTCGTAGCGGCGGGGGTGCGGAACACGGCCCTAATTCGCTCGTTGAATGCGCTGGGGTCTGGGTACTTGTTGGGCACGGTGTTCCACCTGTCCCGCGTGTCGGCGTAGTCCTCAAGTATTTCAATCACCGTCTCTTGTTCAGCCATTGTCACTCTCTCCTGTTGGGGGCGGGGCGTCGGGGAGTCGCTGTCCGCATTCACCACAGACCGCTTCTGGTGGTGCCTCTGGCAATGGGAGCCACGCCGCTATTCCTTGGCGCCATCTGCCCCGGTAGCACCAACATTCGTGCGTGGCATTCCACCACCCAAGCATTCTCTGATTCCCGTGGTTGAGAAGGGCACACCACATATCGTCGTGTGGCAGCCCGTCCTCCACTGCCACCCACCCCTCAGTCGTAGCGGTGGGGGTGCGGCTCTCAACGGCCATGACGCGGCCAGAGCCCTCGCAAAGCGTGCAGGGGTACGACTCCCCCTTGTCCATGAACTTCCCATCACCACCACAATGCGGGCATTCCTTACTTTTCATCAGGGGTGTGGCAATGGCCTCCAACCACCGCACATATCTGAGCGTGTGGTAGGTGCTGGATAGCTTGCGATACGTGGCAGACTCCCCCACTTGCTGTTCGTATGCCTCGCTCAGTTCAGCCATTGTCATCTCCTGTTGGGGTGTAGTAGCGACAAGAGGTCCCCTCGTTCGGGCGCGCAAACCGACAGTCACCGCGTCCACAGTTGTCGCAAGTCTCCCCCTCAGTCGTAGCGGTGGGGGCTATGGCGTCGTAGAGCGCGTCAAGCTCTTCGTAGCACTTGGTGGTGGGGTAGATACCGTTCTCGTCTGGGTTGTCCAGCATGTCAGATATGATGCGGGTTCTCTCTGTTATCCATTCAGTCTTGTTCATGTGTCACTCTCTCCTGTTGGGGTGGTTAGGTGACAGGGTGGTGCTTTCTGCGCGGACGCTACGCCGCGATACATGTTGCTCCTAGCCTTTCGGCCACATTCCAGGCTACTGGACAGTCCACGCCACCCTAAACGTCACCCGTTTGCTAGGCGGCCGACACAATGCCGTTGATTTCGGCAATGGCCACATCACAGTCGCCGATGGAGTAGGCACTGTGCCGCTGGAGCAGCTTGGCGGCCCGCTTCTTTATCTGTCCGTCGCTCAAGGTTTCTGAGTCGCGCGGCCATGGCCCCAGCGAGACGCCCGATGTCTCCACCAGCGTCTGTTCTTCATCCTCACACCACTTCTGTACTGCCTTGACGAACGCAATCGCCTGTCCGTCTTCTTCTGCCGATACGCGAACCTCTACCACATACTCGATTTTCTTGCTCATAACTACTTCTCCTTGGAACGGGTTAACTCCATCATAAATTGCCCACCACGGGCTTCGTCTGCATTGGACTCCGACTGCATCCCATGGCCAGCGCGAACGATGCGCTCGAAATCCTTGCGGTGTTTGCAGTTGCGAACGGCACGGCCAGACATACCACACACCTCATTGCTGGCTCCATAGAAGCCGACACACAGATAGTTTCTACACTTCATCACTCTCTCCTGTTGGGGTGGGCACGAATGCTCCCTTGTGTTCTCTGTGGCACTTTAGGCATCGGCAGTCTTCGGCGTGGCCCGCTCTCATTACGCCCCCAGAATTGCACCATGGAACCTCTGTGT